GCTGCTGCTGAGGGTAATTCGGAGCCGATCGCCAAACCGCCTGCTGATGATGCTACCGCTGCTGCTTCCGCTGCTGCTGCCGCTGCTGCTGCCTCTGCTGCTGCCGCTGCCGTTGCTACTGGTGTTACTTCTCCTGCTGCTGATGCTGCCGCTGCTGCCGCTGCTGTCGCTGCTGCTGCCGCTGCTACTGGTGATATTGCTACCGCTGCTCCTGCTGCTATTGATCCTGTTGCCGATGCTGCTGCTGCTGCTGCTGCCGCCGCTGCTGCCGCTGCCGTTGCTACTGGTGATACTTCTCCTGCTGCTGATGCTGCCGCTGCTGCCGCTGCCGTTGCTACTGGTGATACTTCTCCTGCTGCTGATGCTGCCGCTGCTGCCGCTGCTGCCGCTGCTGCTGCCTCTGCTACTGGTGTTATTGCTACCGCTGCTCCTGCTGCTATTGATCCTGTTGCCGATGCTGCTGCTGCTGCCGCTGCTGCTGCTGCCGCTGCTGCTGCTGCTGCTTCTGGTGCTGATGCTGCCGATGCTGCCGATGCTGCTGGTGATAATGCCCCGAGGCCGACCAAGACGAGCCCCCTCGAGAAGGAGCTTAAGGATGCGGAGAGGGCACTTAAGAATGCGAAGGAGGCGCTTGCGGGTGCGAAGACAGATAATGAAAAGCAGAAGATGCGGGCGGACTTCGAACACGCTACGAAAGTGCTCGAGGAGGTCAAGAAGAAGATGAGTGCGAATAAACATAATGAACCGCATGCGGCCAAGGAGCTTGCCGATGTCAAGGGAGAGACGGACACAATAAACTCCGAAGTACTTGCCAAAGTACTATGTGAAAGAGAAGAGAAACTTCTTGAAACATTAAAAACAAACGAAAAAAATTCTCCTAATATAATAAATCAATATTTCAACACGCCAGAGGGTCAAAGCAATACTATATCAGGCTTTACACCAAGTAATACTATATCAGGCTATACACCAAGTAATACTATATCAGGCTATACACCAAACAATACTACATCACAACAACTTAATTCAGGGAATGATAGCAGTCAAACAAAATCACAAATTAGAAACCAAAGTGGTGGCAATCATCAAATTTTATATATTACATTTATAGGACCAAATAAACCTGAGTTAAAATTTATACAATACAATGATCGAATGACAGTAAACGATATACATTCAGAAATAATAAAAAATTTAAATGAAAACGACTTGAAAGGTCATATTAAAATTTTTATGAAAAAAGATACAGACGAAATACATAATGATCTTATTTATGAAAATGCACCTGGTTATGATGAAGTCGATATAAGTGATTATAAAAAAATCGCAAGTGAATACTGGGGATTACAACCTGAATCAGGTATATATGTAAAGATTGAATCTGGAGATGAAATAATATTAATAATACGTCCATTAGGAACTTATCCATTTAGACTAGAATTTGAAAGAACTTCCTCATTATTAAATTTACAAAAAACTATTAAAAATCATATGTCAAAAAATTTAGACAATACATTTAATGGAGAATATAAAATTTATTTAAAAAACGAATGTCTAAACGATTTTGATGATATTGATGATAAAAATTACATTGATACTATAAACTCTACCCCACTTAACGAATTTGGAATTATAGATGGTTCTGAATTAACTATCGAAAAAAATGAAAATAACTTTTTTATACCTGAAAAAGAAATAAATAGAAGATATTCTAATGTTAAAAATACTAATATGATTTCTAAAGCACAAAAAATAAATAATGAAAAAATTGAGAAAATGAGAAAACACATTGCTTTTGCAACGTTTGATAGGAATAATGATAGAAATTACTACAACGAAAACTCTGACGACGAAGAAGAATTAACAAACAATTATCGCAATAAATTAACAATTCCTACAACAGATAATTTAATGATAAAAGCTATGAAACCTTATTATCCTCACATGAACAAACCTCATATGAATCCTGAATTATTTCCTGAATATAATGATGCAATGAGAGATATTGACATAATTAATAAACAGAGAAAAATAAGACTTATGCGAAATGATATTATTGTCTAATTAGATATACTAAAATATATAAATTCACATTCATTATTTATTGCCTCCATTTGTGAATTGAATTTATCATTGAAACCACTTATATTTTTAATATTATCAACCGTTATTGAATTTTCACCTCTAACTAACCCATTTGTTTCATCAAAATAATATTTTAATATTTGTTTGATTCTCTTTTTAAACCCTACCGGTAACGTATTTTTATTCTTGATTGTATCAATATCATTATCAACAGAATACATTTGATAACTCAACTTTTCTAATTCTATTAATTCTTCTAAATATTTATCAAGGAATGCCGATGCTAAATCCTTACTTGCAATACTGCCATTTCTTGAAAATTCTTTTGCATTTTTTGGTCTTTTTTTGTCATATTCCAGTAATTTTTCTATTATATCTCTTTTCTCATTGTCATCGTAATTCAATGGATTGTGTTGATTTGGTTTAGGAAGAATATGTTTCTTTTTTATTACATATGTTGCATATGACCTATTTATCTTTTTCAATTTTTGATCCCATTCCTTCTTTAATTTGTTTATATCGCTATCGCTTTTACTTTTGTCATATCTATTAATATTACTATGATAATATGGACCATAATAGTATGTATTGAATAAGAATCCGTAATCATACATATTATTTAGTCTAAAATTGATCTTTTTAAATTTGTTAAATTTAACTCTAAATTTATTTTCAAATGCTGATTCGTTTTTTATATATACATTCATTCTTTTTATTGCGTCATTAATAACTTTTATAACTTTCATAAATTCTTTTTCTTTAATTTTCGAATTACTAATATAACGCAAAGAATCTATAACTGCTATACACAAACAATTTTTATAACAAACCATATTTGCTCTACAAAGACCACTATGTTCAACACAGTGATTTATTGCATTGTGCATTTCACCAAAAGCATCAACTAATTTAGTAGAAACAAAAGCTCTACCTGGTGCATTTTTTTTTGTGTAAATTTTCTCTAAAAATCCTGATCTATTCTCAACTAGATTTCGATATCTTAAATACATAAATAGTGAAAATAAAAATTGATCACGTTTATTTATAAATGTTCCTAAATGAAATATATTACTATCTTTACCCTTCAAAAATCTAGCACCTATATGATCAGACGCTTTACCAGCTAAAGAATCTGCCATATTACCCATATCTTTTAATATACCTCCGCCCTTTTTAGTATGTCTCTTATTATTTCCTTTATTCCGTATCTTTTTTCGGGTATGATTCAGATCTTCTCTTCTCCTTTTTCTTGGATGTTTCTTGTTCTTATTTTTAAGTTTAATACGTTTCTGGTTTTTTAATGTATCTGTCATTATTATGTTCTAGGGAAATTGTTTTCAGTAAATAATGTCTGAAATTATAGAAATCTCTGACAATAATACAAATAATGATTCCGAATTAATAAAACAAAATGTGTTGACAGATAAGGAAATATTACACTTAAATGAATACGATTGGTCACATAGTAAAGATTCTCTTATAAAATTATGGAAGGAAAAGGCTATAAAATTTGAAAAAATGCACAAAGAATCATATAATTACTACTCAAATAAAGAATCCTTTCTTAGAACGAATATTATCATTCTAATGGGAATAGCAACTGCTGGAAATTCATTGGCCGAGACTTTTGTACAATTAGACATGTCAAAGAAATGGATCAATTTAGGTATCGGAATTATTAATACGACATGTGTTATTTTAGAATCTATCGTAAATTATAATCAAAACGCAACAAAAAAAGAATTACATAAAAAAGCAAGATTATCTTGGACCAAATATATTACCAGATTGCAATTAACTGAAGCTCTTTTATACGAAGAAAGAGAAGATGCAAAACTTTATCTCATTAATTGTAGATCTCAATTTTTAGATTTGTTAGAAGAATCACCACAAATCCCTGATTATGTTTATCAAAATTTCAATATATAAATGAATTTCATTTTTTTATACTGTATATTATTAAATGGTCTACTGTGCAAAAAGCAAAACTGCTAAAAAAAGAACATGGTGCAAAAAAACACCATGTGCTGTAGACAGCGACAACAAATCATGTATTTTAGATGGAAAAACCAACAGATGCCGTGCAAGAATATCTAAAAAGGCATTGCCCAAAAAGAAATCATCTAAAATAATAAAAAAAACAAAAAAAACAGAAGAAGTAGCTGAAGTACTACCACCCGCTCCCCCTATTCGTAGAAGTGCACGTTTAAATACCGCTAAAGGTGTAGCAACCCCTCCTAAGCCTATGAGCAAGAAAGCCAGTAGAGCTAAAGTATTCAACAACAAAGACCTCGTAACCCCAGGTGGTCTTTCAACCAAAGATTTAGTTAAATCTAATGGAAGAATTGTATCAAAAGTAAAATCAAAAATTGGTAAAAAAAACAGTTGGGCTCTTGCTGTTAAAAAGGCAAGAAAAGAACTTAAAATAGATGGTTTCGCTGTAATCAAAAAAGGCGAACCAATCTATGATCTTGCTATGAAATATTATAAAGGAAGTGTTGGTGGTACGAATAAGGAGTCTGACCCAATGGTAGAGGCGAAGACCAAGTTCGACCCCCAAACCTACACTACACAGCCTTTCGAGGAGGCCGGGCCCGAATCGACCTGCGTCGTCCCGGTCAAAAATGGCGTTGCGGCCGACGCTACGCTCTCCGTCGAGGAGGCCATCAAGAAAGCCGTCGAGGAGGCCATCCAATCAATAGAAAACGCCACTACCCTCAAAGAACTCAAAACAGTTGTGACCGATATCCTCAGTAGGATTAATACCGCCAAAATCGACGGCGAGAAAAAGGAACCCCTGAAGGAAAGCGCAATGAATGAGGTTTCCAAAAAACGCGGGCCGCTGCTCACCAAGTCCATGGCAGATGCCGATAGCGAAGATAACTTTAAAGAGGTCCTCGAAGATGCCCGGGGGGCACACGCGACCCTCGAAGAACTTTACAGTGCTGCCCCCACAGATAATACTAAGCTGGATCAGAGTGTAATGGATAATGCCCTGAAGCTCCAGGTCGAGAAGGCGCTTGTTGAGGAAAAAGACCGCACAATGCTCGATATGGCCCTCGCCAAGGCCGAGAAGGTCGAAGTCGACAAGGAAAAAATAGAAGCTGCCCTTGAGAGGCGCAAAAATTTATAAGGCGACGGTGTCTAGAAAAAACTCAACGAGATTGATGGGTAAGAAGGGTAGGCCACTCGCACGTCCCAGCCCGACGCGGCGACATAAGGAGATAACCAACAATAAATATACGTGAAATAAAATTTACATATTTAATTTCTTAAAAATGTAATTTCTATTTTACTACAATTGTCAAAACATTCTTGTTTAAACGACTGGTCCAATATTTGAGAAATCGACTCCGGTAAATCCTACTGGAAGCGTTTTTCCGCCACTTGCGGTTTTACTAGTCCATACATTAGAGGTTCCACCATAATATTCAATAGGCATTCCTACTCCACCTCCCTTCTTTTTTCCAGTTTTTGGTTTTCTTGGTTTTTTGGCTTTTTTGTAAGATGGTGAAATCCTTTTTAAGGTTTTTCCAAGCGTTTTAAGGAATCTTTTTTTAGAATTACCTAATCTCTTTTTGGGTTTTAAATTCTTTTTAGTTTTTATTTTAAGGTTTTTTTTAGGTTGTGCCATTATTAATTAATAAAAATATTTAAATTTTCAATTCAATATAATTGTTCTCGTATCACATGTCAAATAATTAAGAGCTATTTCTTGTATTTTTTGATTATTTTATAATATACGAAATTAAAACGCATTGTTTATTGTAAATTTTGATTGTCGAAAGATTAAAAATGATCACCCATGTACTGTAGAATTAATACAGTACTAGTAACCCAATGGCGACCAACGTTAAATTACGTTTTGATCAACCTTTGGATCCTAAATTTTGGGGTGATGAAGAAGTTATAAACATAGATAATTGGTCTGTTGTTACAAATAAGAAGAAAAATATTGTACATATGAAAAAAGAAGCTGAATACACCGGAAAAGTTACGAATTGGTTTAACAAAAAAGGTTATGGATTTATAAAATCTAATAACAATACAAAGCCTATCTTTTGTCATCAAAAACAAATTAAAAAGGAAGGTTTTAGATATCTTGAGAGAGGCTCCTTTGTAAAATTCCAAATAAAAAAGTTAAGTAAAGGTTTTGAAGCAATTAATGTTCAAGAATTATAGATCATGTCATCATGTCATCATGTCATCATGTCATCATGTCATCATGTCATCATGTCATCATTTCATTCTCAAATATTTTTTATGAATATTAAAAAAATTAGTCACCTAAGTTATAGGTCGACCAGTGCTCATTTCGTAGGTAAATTTTTAACCTGTTATTTTTTTTTTTTGAAATTTGCTATTAATAGCTAGTCTCTATTTTCAATTTACCTGTATCGTACCTTCCCTTTTTTTTTATTTTTCGGACCAACTCAAATCGTTTCCCCCCCCCCTCTACAATTTTTTTACAATTGAAAAAAATATACGATTTTTCATTTTCAGGCTATGTTGCACATGACCACCTATTGATTTTCTGCAATATAGAGGTTGCAGCAGGTAAAAATATACGATTTTTAATTAATGGGCTTTAGATACTACATGGTTTCTTGTATCACATAAAAAAACACCTACAACATAGGTCTGATTTTTGAACCAAAAATCATGAAAATATACGATTTTTAAATTAACAGCCAAAAACACTATGGTAATTTCGCAATCTACTTAAAAACAAAGGTAAGTATAGCACACCAAAATAGTATATTCAATTATTATTTATACGATTTTTGAATTTGTGGCTCAATACACACCATTGACATCGGTCAGTAAGCATTATAATAGCTCATAGATAGGTAAAATCAATCATTTCAGAGAAGCTAAAAACACCTGCTACAAATATACAAAAATCACAAAACACGTATATGAGGTAAAAACAGCACAGTTTCACAGGTATGATGACATGTCATCATATGTGTAACATACCTTAATCGCTTTGTTATTTTACATAATCTCAATAGTTTTTAACGAAAAAATGTCAACTTGCGATTTTAAAATGATGACATACCTATTTCACGTACACGAATGTCATCATTTTTTTAAAAAACAGGTATTAAAGTATCTTATACAAAATTTAATATCACAATATGATAAATCATTACTTGTAAACTATTTGTATGTACAAATAGGACATTATGCGGGTTTCAATCTCTTAATAGGTGCTGTTATTGGTTTAAATATAAATATTGTTAATCATATAAATGTATAAATGTTGTAGGTGTGGATATTCTACTCATATAAAAACACAATACGTACGACATCTCAATAGGAAAAACCCATGTAAACCAAAACATTCTAATAAAAATATAAGTGAACTCTTAGAAGAGATTAATAAAAAACCAAAGCAAAATGATACAAATTGTAATTTTTTAGAGAGTGATAAGTTCGAATGTATATATTGTACAAAAGAGTATAATCGGAAATGTCATTTAAGTAGACATTTAAAAACATGTAAAGTAGGTAAAAAAATGCAACTTATGGAGAATAAGATATCTGATTTAACTGCAAAAATAAAAGAATTAAGCGATACTACACCCATAATTACACATAATACTACACACAATACTACACATCATACACATCATACTACACACAATACATTAAATGTAACAATTAACAATTACGGATGTGAGAACATGAATTCTATAACATCTGCCTTTTTAAATCATTTAATAACAATTCCATATGGATCTGTACCAAATTTAGTGGAGACTCTTCATTTTAGTCCAAATAATCCTGAGAATAGAAACATAAAGATTGAGAATAAGAAGCTTCCATATGCTTCGATATATAAGGATGGTAAATGGCAACTTACAAATAAGAAGGAATGTTTAGAAGATATTGTAGATAGAAGTTATATGATAATTGATTTGCATTATTCAGAAGGACTTACACAACTCGAACCCAAACAAAAAGAACGCTATGAAAAATTTCAAAATTTATATGACAACGATGATCCTTTATTAAAAAAAAGATTAGTAAAAGACACAGAACTGGTAATTTTGAACAAAGGGAGTAATTAATAAGCGAATTTACTTGTTAATCTTCATTCTCGACTCTTTCAATTAACTTTCTGTTTTCTTTGAGTACATTTTTGATATAGTTATACGCTTTGTGAACTTGTTCAATTACTCGGCCCCCTGTAATAATAACTTTCCCACTTTGAAATATGAGAATAGTTACGGATTTACACCCACCTTCTTTTGTTGCATCTCCTCTGCCTTTACAAAAGAAATCATTATTATATAATTCTCTGCACAAACATCTTCCACTTGAATCATCGTGAGAATCATTGCAATAATACTTAATAATTACAGCAGGATGTGTACATGGTTCATAGGTACTAATTAACTTGTACTTATCTCTCATCAAAATATCAAGTTCAAATCGTTTAATTTCAAAAGGATTCTTGAAATCACTATTAATCATAACTGGTGCTTTTGAGATTATCTTGAAATCGTTTGATTTTACACCTAAATAATCTGGTATTTCATCGCCCAAATGTTTTGACAGACAATTCATAAGCAAACGCATCGCATTTTCAATTTGATTGTTTGAGGTACATCCTGCTACTTTTGTTTTTCCGGATGTAAATACAAACATATTTACTTCTATTACAAAACCAATTTTAACATTTTCTATTGGTTTATTGCTTGTAATCTTAATCTCGTTTGAATAACAAATGGAATCTAAGTCGATAACATTTCCATCAACTTTTTTATTTTCAAATAAAACGACGTCTTTGATGGATTTTCTGTTAATACTAGACACTGCTGTCATAAAATTCGCATCATCTTTACTTGTACATTGAATTGAATTGCATTGAAATGCGGTTTGTCCTTTTTTTAAACTCCAAATATATGTACTTGTTTCCTCATCGTATGTACTTTCACCAATTCGTGTAACATCTTGAGATTCAAAAACACGTACATAGAAACTTAATTGATTTTGAAAAGTTTTCTTTTCATTCTTTGCAGTTTTACTTTTTTGATACATCATTTTCTTACAACATCCTTTGTGTTTTCCTCTGACACTAATTTTTACAACACCTTCATTATTGGCGTTATAATCAATCGGTTCTAAAACTTCAAACATTTCATCTAATTTTCTTGGATTCATACGTATATTTGTATCTAACATCATCACTAATGTGGATACATTTAAGTCGTTCATTGTTCCAAGTCTTATGATATTTAAGATATTATGGCTTCATTTTTATTTAATTAGAGCTAACTTGTTCACTATTAGCAATAATTTTACTGAATACATAAGCAGTAAGAATATAAGATATGAGCATTTGTAAACATGCTATTAGACGAGAATATACTTTTTTAGGATAAATATCACCATATCCTTGAGTGAAAAGAGTATAAATAGAGTAATATAGATATGTTAGATAGGTTTTTGTATTATATAATGGATCATCTTTTTCAACACTACCACTAATCATAAATGCATCATTATCATACTCATGTATGATATAATATACACTACAAAATACTAAAATTGAACTTAAAAACACTAAAATTAATGTAAACACATTAAATTCACCCGTTAATTTTTGATTAAATAATCGAGTGCAAAGAATAGAGAAATTTAAGAGAAAAAATATAAGAGCCACAGCAATCAAAATTCCTATGTATTTCTTTTTGGGTTTTTTTTTTAGAGAGTTTTTATTGTTATCATAATCAATTTTTAAAAGATATCCGAATATAATTACAGTTGGTATAATTGATAAATATATAATCATTTTCATTAAACGAAAGCCGTGAATACTTTGGAGATATTCTTTTATTTCCATTATTACAATATAAATATTTATTTACAATTTGTTAATAATTATTTGTACAATTATGATTGTAAATAAGAGAAAAGTAATATATCTATTTGGTACATACTTACTATTTGAATATTATATCCACAAAAGAAGAACATGGCAAATAAAAAATCAAAAGAAGGTATTGTGTAAATCTCCAAGTTCAGGTTCTTTAGATTTGTTGAAAGAGGATATATTAAATGCGAAAGGGATAGAAAAACAAGACTTGTTAATTACTTTAAAGGAGTCATTTAGTACAAATGATATAAATTTAGAAAATTTAGTTAAAGAATTACATAATAATCATCCATATAAAAAAGAACACGAAATAAATGATTATTTACATGTTCCGTTACCATTTATTGTTCAAGTTTTTCTAAGTTTTCTTAATTTTTATACTTTAAAAAAATTATCTCGTATATCAAACATAGATGTCTACAAAAAAGATTGTTATATATATAGGTTCAAAACGAAAAAACAGAATAAAAAAAACAAATTATTAATTTGCTTTCCTGGACTATCAGGATCTTTGATTCAATTGATAAATATCGTAACAATAATATTAAATAGTGGATATGATGTTATAATACCCAAATATGGTCCTGGAGATTTATCTTTGAATCATTCATTATCGCAAACAGAATATGATTATTGTTATGACATTATAAATTATTTGGAGAATGAATCTTATAAAAATATACATATACTTGCATGGTCTTTGGGAGGTGTTAAATATTTATGTTTAGAAGATATTATAGTAAATTATGAATATGATATTAAAATAGAATCAGTATATCTTTTTGAACCATTGTTAAGCTCTAGATCAGTTATCGATTTGTATTTTACAAGAAAGAGATCTTTATTTAAAACAATTGAAATTCTGAATTCTAGAACTTTATTACTCACTTATAAATATCGTTTTTTTAATTGTATAATGGGTTATTTTATACATACTATATTAGGTTATGGATGTGCAAGCAGTACCCATTATTTATTTCACACTGAACACAAAAAATCTACTATGAAAAGATCATATCCACGATATTTATTTGTATCACATAGTGATTTTATTTTCAATACAATCGCAGATTACGATATTATAAAGAACAATTTTGTTGATAAAAACGTATTTTACAGACATGGTTATCATGGTGGGTGGTTGAAAAGTCGTAAATTAAAACAAATATTTGAAAAAATTCTCTTATCCCAATAATTTGTAGTTATCATTATTCAAGGTGCAATTGTCTATTAACTATTTTCAATGGATCGATTCTATATATTTGTATATCTACATGACCCGTATTAAAAATGACATCCCAAAATATGAAAACATGACCAAAATTAACATTTCGTCTTTTATGATGTTCTCTATGATCTTTTGTTACCATAAATCCTACCCTACAAATGTATTTTTCCCAAAAATGTTCGTAATGAGCATGAATTAATATTAAATAAGATGAATAAAAACTACCAAAAATTTGAAATGTGATACAATTTGTTTTAATTATTTGAGTTGTTAAAATGAGTGGAACTAAAATCATAAATAATGTATCTGAAATAGTACCTTTAAAGGCATCTAGTATGTTTGGAATATATGCCTTATGGTGTGGCCAATGGTATTGAAATCTGTGTTTATGTGCAGTATAATGACTTAAATACTGAAGAAAATCTTGTAATATTAACAATTTAAAGAATTTCAATATTTCAAAATTCAAACTCATATCATAATAGCTATCTGGTAATGTCCCGGACACCCAATATATTGCTAAAAATAAAAAAGTAAGTGGAGTACCTTCGAATACAAACAAATGATTTAAAACTTCTTTTATATATAATTTTTCGTATAAAAAAATGCTTAATTGACTTGTAATATTCATTAGTAAACCTAGAAATAACCCTTTAAAATTTATTGAAATATTCATTCTTTTTATTATTTAGATATATTTATACATGATTTCACATTGATATTATCATTATTGTATTAAAAAAAACCACAACATGTATTTACGTTTTCACCTTCATAATTATTCAAGTTGCGTAAAAGTGTTAAGGCGTCGTCCCTTTTTTCAGGATTTATGCATAACATGTGTTCTTCGATCATATTCTTAATATAATTTGGACTTTTTATCCATGATCTTACTTCTCCTGGAAAATATCTTTTAGATTCGAATAATTCATATAACATTATTCCACATGAATAAATGTCTATTTTGTTTGAATAAGTAAAATTCATATTTTTACTTTTAATAATATCTACTAATTCAGGAGACATATATCTTCTTGTTCCAACATCACCGGTCCATTGGTCTTCTTTCTTTTCATTATTTTCGGGAGGATTATCTATATTTTCACTTGAAAGTGTACGTTTCATGTTTTCTAAATGATATAATCTTGACAATCCAAAGTCTGCAATTTTTGCCTTCTTCGATGTAGTTAAAAGAATGTTTGTAGGTTTTATATCTCTATGGATTAATGATTCAGGAATTCTATTATGAAAATATGCAAGCCCTTGAAATATATCTTTAGTAACTGAAATTTTTTGTTTTAGATTTAATCTCGGTGTGCAATCTAAAAGATTTTTTTCAGGTATATATTCCATAATAATTATAAAGGGTGAATCTATATATCCAAGAAATTGTACTATATTTGGATGATGTAATTTAGTCATAATTTCAATTTCTCTTATAAAAAGTAGTTTTTGTTTCTCTTCACAAATATCTTTATTAATAACTTTTGCTACAACAAGGGTTTCTCTCCATTTAGCAAGGTATACGTTTGAGAAAGAACCAGATCCAATCAATTTATCTTTAAATATAAATAATTCCCAAGGTGGTATTTCCCATTCAAGAAACGTTTTATTCTTAAATCTACTAAATTCTTTTGGTATTGAATCATAAAGCGTAGTATCTGTTTTAAAATTATCTACTGATTTTTTTAGATTATCACTGCATACAAACATTTTTATTATTAAAAAAATAATGTATTGTTCTTATTGTTCTTATCCTAGACTTACTTTAACATCTCCTTAAATACTTCTTTGATAGTAGTAACTGTCTTTACTTCAATTTTGTATTTTTTGAATTCTTCCCCTCTTTCTTCCATAATTTTATCTAAGTCCTTTTTGTTACCAATTGGGCAAAGAACCTTCTTGCATCCAGCATTAATAGCCCCGAAAATTTTGGATTCTAATCCTCCAATCTCTAGAACTTTTCCGGACAAATCAATCTCACCAGTAATACCAATAGTATTTTTAATTGCCTTTTCTGATAGAAGAGAGTATAGTGCAGTTGTGATAGCAGCACCAGCACTTGGTCCATCCTTAGGAGTAGCACCTTCTGGACAATGAATATGAATTCCCTGAAATCCATCATTTATCCACTTCTTTTCCCATTTTTCTTTCAGATCATCAGGAAGAAGTTTCCAAGATAATGTTTTGGCAACCTGCATACTTTCTTTCATGATATCACCCTGTCTTCCTGTTAACTCCAATCGCAATCTTACATCAGAAGGTACCCAAGACGCTTCGATAACCGTGATACCTCCAGTATCATTGCATGTAGCATATAAACCATTAATTTTACCAACGGTAGATTTTCTGTGAATCTTTTCATGTTGATAAATCCTTCGTTTCTTAAGATAATCATTTTCCAAATCCTTCTTACTAATTTTAAGTGGAAATTTGATTCGTTTTGATGTTAAATTACGCAAATTAATTTCACGAACAATATCGTACAAGATCTTCTTCAATTCTCGTACACCACCTTCATGAGTATAACTTTGTACAATCCATTCAACAACATCATCTGGGATTTCAATATCCGAATCATTAATTCCAACGTCATCGAAGATTGATTTCAATAAATATTTTTGTGAGATAATCACCTTTTCTGGTAATCGAAACCCTCTTGTTTTTAGATGTGTAATTCTGTCCATTAATACTGGATTGATTTGGTCAGCATCATTGTATGAGAATATAAATGTGGCCTTTGATAGATCAAAGTTAATACCAGCAAAATATTTATCTCTGAAATGATTATTTTGCGAAGGATCTACAAGATGAATAAGCAAGTTAATAATTTCATTTCCATGGTGAGTCTGACTTACTTTATCTAATTCGTCCATATAGATAACTGGATTCATACACCCAGATACAATAAGAGAATTAACAATTGCCCCCCAACGTGAACCTTCATAAGTATAACCATGACCTTCAAGGAAAGAACCATCTTGAATCCCCCCTAAAGGAATAGTAATGAAAGGTCTTTTTAATGCTTTTGCAAATCCTTTTTCAACAAGAGTTGTTTTACCATTTCCCATAGGTCCTTCAATTCCTAATACAAGACCATGAGGAGATTTGTTGGAGATTGTTTGTGCAATAAATTGCATGATCTTTTGTTTAGCATCTTCATGTCCATGAACTGCATCATCCAAACAATCACGCGTCTCTCCCAGAAAATTTTTGATAGTTGTCTTAGAAGACGATGAATTTACAGGAGTATCAACGCAATGCCCAAAAGGGATAGAAAGAACACCTTCCAACCATTCCCTAAATTTGGATGAATCTTCTTGTCTATTTTGTTGAATACGAGTTAAAATATCTTGTTTGCCATTATCAGGAATATCAGATAATAATACTCTATACATAAGAGGTTTATTACCACCTTCTCCACTATTCTCATATTTTTCAAATTCTTTTAGAATTTTGTTCTTTTGAGACTTAGAACATTTCTTAAATGAATTTAGATGAGCAGTAGTACCTTCGTGAGACTTATATTTCATCATCTTAATATATTTCTCAAGTTTTTCCAATTTCTTCTTCTCCTTAATCTTTACATTTTTGCTATTTTCCTTCTTGTTTGATTTATTCTTTTTATCATTGTTTTTTCTCTTTTTGGTAGTTTTAGATGATTTTCCCTTAGAATCTTCTTCATCTGTATCTTCATCGTCGTCTGTATCTTCATCATCGTCTGTATCATCATCATCGTCGTTATTATCATTTTCGTCTTCAGAATCATCACCATCATCACCATCATCTTCCTCTTCTTCATCAGAAGAATCAAGATGAAATGAAGAATCACTGTCTTCTTCTTCAAAACTACTCTCTGATTCTGAATTATATTCATAATCAGAATCGTCCGATGAGTGATAATCTTTCTCAGAATTGTCAGAATCAGACCCTTCATCGTCGGATTCGACCTTCAACTTGCCTTTCTTGTTTAAATTTTTAGATTTGTTTTGTTTAATATTGTTGATTATGACTTTCAATTCTTTAATCTTAGAACTGATGTGTTTTCTGATATTTCTGTTATGATCCTTTTTAATCCACGAAAGTAAATCTTTTACAACTTCTCTATGAATTTTCATAACATATTTATGTAACTCTTTCGTATCTTTTGGAGATTTTCCTTCAATCTTAAGCAGTGGTTTCTGTTTTAGAAGAGTCCTCAAAAATTTTATCAAAATTCTTTTACTTCTTTGAAGATTGTTTATCTTAATATTTTGAAGAATCGCATCTAGAGTATCTAGAGTGAGAGAACAAGTCGCATAGAGTGAATCAATCATTTCACCAGCCATAATTCCTTGTAAGTGTGTATACTATACAAATTGTAACGAGATCATTTTTTTATTCAATAAATAAAAATAAAAAAAACATTCAATACTTTATCTATATGATGCATTTTTATACCCACATTTTGATTTTAAATGAATTATACTTGCGGTAGTAAGTTTACATTCAAGATCGTCAATAGAGGTTTTCTTTATTTCTCCGTTATCATCACTGTAAAATACTGTACGAACACCGCATTTTCTTATAACATTTCTACAATAAAGACATGGTTTTGCATTTGCAAGAATGTATTCATTATTTACTTTCTTCCATCGTACACTCCACAATGCCGCTTTTTTTAATCTATTTTTATTTTTAAATTTATATATAGCGTCAATCTCGGCATGTCTTGTAACTGCATTTTTACATAATTTTGAACATCCTGCTAATCCGGATGCTCCAATACTTATTGGTTTACCTGATATAACAAGTGCTGCATAATGAGTTGGTAATCTATTTGGGGAGTTAGCGTTGAACTACTATTGAGAGATGCTTCTCAAAATAAGAGTACAATGCTGCTAAAATCTTGTTCTGTCGAGTCATATTTACTATTCACAAGAGGTATAATCTTATATACTTTCAAGATCATTTTTATGTTACAGAATAATTTAAGTATAGAAGTAATATATGGATAGATTGCGTTCTTTTTCTAAATTATCAAAAGTGTCTAAAATAAAACCAACTGTTAATCTTGTTATAGGGTTTATAGGTTTCATTTTAATATTTGTATTCATAGCTTTGCATTTGTATTATTTACCAAGTACATCTGGTTGCGACAATACTAATAAAGAATTATCATTTTTTATGTATGGTGGGCTGACCTGTTTTATATTATTATCAATTTACATAATAGCTATTGACAAATATGAACATAATACGTTAGCATATATATTATTTTTCATATTTATGTTGTCTGTTATGATAGGTTTTTTCAAATTTATTCGTTGTAATAAATCAAATGATCACGTCTCTTTATATTTGAAGAAATATCCTTTTGTACAAAGAATAATAGAACATTATAAGAAAAGATCATTTAACAACATACCTATAAATAGGTGCAAAACCTACCATACTGGCAAATACTATCTTGCAAAGGATATAAGATGTGATGCTTCGACGTGTAAGGATTCAGATTCTACATGTGATATGAAAAATGGTGCTAAAGTTGTTGATTTTTATATAGCATCAAGTAATCAAAGTTGTGCATTTCAAATAGCTGGCGGAAACTATGTAAGTGAGGAGATGTTACGTGCAGTTTTGGTAGGAGGTGCCAGATTAATTGATATTGATTTATATACAAATATTACAAATTCTGGTGCGTATCCTATTGTTAAATCAGAATGGGGACAAAGAAAATCGCTTAATAGTATTTGTTTTGAGAGATGCTTGGAAGTAATATTAGAGGAGGCTTTTAAACGTCATAAATTGAATGATCCTTTATTTTTACATCTCAATATAAAGGATTATAATTTAGAAATGATGGATCGGGCGGCGGAATTTATTGTGAATGCTTTTCCAACAAATATCTTGTTAGACCCTTCTTTTCATTATGAGAGAGGGCAACCTATAACTGGTGGAGAGGGTTCATATTCTGAATTACCTATTTGCAATTTTTATAATAAGGTAATAATTATAGTAAGTGGAAACTGTAAACATACTAAACTTGATGAGTTAGTAAACATGCATACAAAATATGGGACCATAAAACAGGCAAGAATAATAGATTGGGAAGATGCAAAAACACCAGATAACAAATCAGATTTTATAACAGAAAACATGACGATGTTTACAATTGTAAGACCAAATCCTTATAATCTGAATACAAACCCGGAGGATTCGTGGACGTATGGCTGTCAGGCTCATCTTATGAATTATGGGAATTTAGGGAATATAATGAATCTTCACGATGCATTCTTCTCGACAACAAGTCTCGTAATGAAGGATATAATATTACAAAAGTCGAGAGAAGAAGTTGGAGAAACCAATGAAGCGGTTGGATATACTCAAAATGAAGATAGTTAAAAATGATATTGTAAAGTACTTGAATACGTTAGATACAAACATAACTAGAGATTTTGGTAAACATAATAGAATTAGATAATAGAATGGATTCTGTAAGATATTTAGATAAAAACATTACTACTCAATTGAACAATATGAATTGTCCAAATATTGTATTTCGAAATATTTTCCTATATTGTCCTCATACAACAAGACCGGAGATTCCAAATCTCCAAGAAGATTTATACAAAAGTATATTAATGCTTGGTAATAGTAAAAGACCTAAAATCTCAGATGGTTTGGAGCTTTTGTTTAATATCTTTGGGAGTTATAAAAAAGTAGCAGATTTCATAAATTTGATTTATAAAGATAAGGAATTTAGACATGAAATATTTAATATTCCGTTAGAAAATAGAATTCTAACTTATGGAAAATATGTACATTTCAGACATAATTTGCTAAGATCTGGGATTATAAACAAATGTATTTAATCAAAATTAATATAGAATGAGCTTTCTACATTATTATTTATCGATACCGGTTGATATTTGCGATATTCTTTTGGAATAATTTGATATATAACATATTTTTGTCCACGAATATATTTTTCCCTTGACGTTACTGTCCTATCGAAAATCTTAAGTATTTGTCTTAATATGGTTATGCAATTTTTTGGAGACAAATCATTTAAATATGTTCTTGCTTTACAAGGAATGTAAAAATATTCTAATTTTTCCTTTAGCTCATATATTTTTTGTACAGTGCCGATAACTTCTAGGTCTTTTTTTGAGAAATTTGTTGTATCGTATATTGATTTTAAACCAAACGCACGTAAAACTTCTGTGCACATTTCTTCGGTCGGTATATTTTTAAAAAGTTGGTTTTTTGTCATTTTTACACCTATTATTTATAAAAAATATTTTTTTTCCTGCACAGTCTCGAATTATTACGATTTTAATCAGATTCTGTCCACCATCTATTTGATAAATATGGGATACCAGATTTCTCACCGTTATTTGATTGAATGGATTTGAAATTAGGTCCATTTCTTACAGACAATTGTAAAGATGTCATTGACATAGCATAATTATAATATCTAATATTGGAATAATGACCTTGATATCCTCCATCTCTTGAAACGTGAAGATCATAATAATTTTGTCTTGGTACTCCTTTTAATTTTAGTCTTCTTTTGAGAAATCCATTAATGTAGATGTCTAAGTTTCTATGTGACAATATAACAGCTATATGAAACCATTTTTTAATAGGTATGTTTGCAATATCTACGTATTCTTTTACTGAATCATAAGTATTCATGTAAACACGAATAGTATTGGTATTAGGATGAATCCAAATACCCGGTGCTTGTATTTCACAAAATTCGTGTGGTTCTTTAGTTTTAGTAACATCCATATCATATTGAGGACCTTTATGAAGTACATGTTTCCAAATAGGTTGTTGATTCTCCCAAGAATCTATATTCATCCACATTGAATATGTAAATTCTATTCCATTTTTTTCGTTTGCAGATCTTTTTAGAAGTTTTGAATTTCCTCTATGAGGATCTTGAGACACTTTGAAACCTGTAGATGCAGATTGCATTCCATCAAGAATTAAAGGTGTTGATACAAATACATTTACAACTCTGTTAAACATAAAAGCTAGTAAATTGAGAACAATATACACCAATATAACAATACTAATACCAGCAAAAATTTGAGAGGCTATACTTCCACTGTTTGCGAATTCAATTAGTTGGGTAGAATTTATTGCATTCATTTATAAATACGTTGTTTTTTTTTTTACATAAAATAATAAATGGAAACTGTAACTAATTTTTTAAAATCAAATGAAAGTAAATTAGAGATTCCATATGTACCCAGTGGATTTAATTCAATTGTTTTAGGAATACTCGCCTTTTTTTTGTTAATTGCATTAATTTTTATTGCAATTCGTTTTTTTGGCAAAAAAAATAAAGGTATTACACTGATTGGTGTTCCTGTTGAGATGTCACCTGCTCCAAAAATTTGTGGTAATAAAATTGTAACATCTGATGCAAATGAATATACGTATAGTTTCTGGACATATATTAAAAATTACTGGAACGATGGAAAACCAAAATTAATTTTTGAAAGAAAATACAAAAACTATACAATGTATGTTAACTTCGAAGAGGGACCTGTAATGTCAGTTCAATTCGTAGATTCTACAACTAATCAACCATATTTTGATGTTAATCAAGACATATCAAAAAAATCAAGAAGGTTTGGCAATAATAATGTAATGAATTATTCTTTAGATAACATAAGATTACAATCGTGGAATCACATTGCTATATCACAGTGGGGTAAAACCATGGACTTTTATTTGAATGGAAAACTAGCAAGAACATTTATATTACCATTTGAATTGGAACCATATTTACCAGAAACAATAATAATAGGAGGTGAAGATTCAGAAACATATGATGGATATATTTCACAATTTAAATATTTTCCAAGAACTGTTAGTGTAGAAAATATATACAAATTATATCTCAAAGGTCCTCAAGAAAAATCTGCATTAAGTTCATTTATTCCTATATTACCATCTAGTACACTAGCGGATGTTAATATGCATTTAGGCTCAGGTGGAATTTGGAATAATTAAAAATATTAAATAATAATAGATGAGTTGTTTCAAAGGAGGTATTGATATTTGTTACCCCCCAAGACCATTTAGAGGGGAAGCTGTAAGTAATGATGGGTCAAATTGGATTGCATCAATTGACTCGGTAGACACTTTTAAAAATTTTATTAAAGTTTTAAATTCAGTTAATGTAAATTTTAAGGATAGTGAACCACATAAAAGGTTGATTCAATTAACGAAAGCTATATATCATGATTTAAAACGTCTTAACTGGGATAAAAGCAAAAAACGATATAATTCACCTACATATGTTCAAAGAATAAGTGAAGATAATATGAAAAATGTACTGAATCTTGGAAGAAGAGATAAAATAAAAAAACCAAAAAAGTGGATATCCGATACACCTATTTACATACATCAGTTTCGTATGATAATGCAAATATTTACACCTACATTCAGGAAATATGTATTGAAAAACAGTATTACATTTCGTACAATGAATAATTTAGCTTCAAATTCAGAATTGATAGAGGAAAGATCCAAATTAAATTATTCAAAAAAACACAAAGGTACTACTATAAGAGAGAATAAGACTTCGAAAGAATTATTGAGATCTTATGCGGAACTGGAAAAAATCACAACTGATCATTTGAATAAGGTAACACATGATAAAAATACTGTAAATCGTCAAACAGATATAAATAAGGATCAACTTGACCGTATTCAAATAAAAAACAAATTTCTTAGACGAATGTTGCTTATATTTTGTATTATTATACTGGTTTTATATTCAACTGATTTAGGTTTACCTAAGACTGCAGGACTCATTATTTCGTTTGGTATGATTATTGGATTAATTGCATATAGTTTTTTGATTTGGACTACTTTAACACAACGTCATGCGTTATCCTACAATCAAATAGTAACATCAAGTCATGTTGTAAATTTGGAAGACAATAACAGATTGTATCAAAATGCCGAACGTTGTAATGCTGATTCTTCTGGATCTGGGGGAGACGGGGAGAACTCGTATTCAATTGATGGATGTAGATAGAATAAGTTTACAATAATGCACTTGTTATTACAACTCTACATAGAGGACAAGCATTGTGTTTGTGTCGCATTATTTCATAACATGTTCTACAAGTACAATGATGACCACAGGGTAATAGGGTTATATCCGGTCTTGCATCCATACAACACACACATTCTGCAGCCTTATAAACTTCTACTGTTTCCAAAACATTTATAATTTTAACATTTTTACCTTTAACACTATAAAATGGAACACTATTACTCCGTGAAGTTATCTTCAAATCTTCTGGACTGATTTTGTAGTATCTACCTTCTTCGCGTATATTCTTTGGAAATCTACAATTCAAATTGTTATTATAAACATCTTTGTGTTTTTTGCCATTTATATCCACATATGAATCAAACTTTATTCTTAATTTTCCATTTTCCTTAATACATTGTAAGATGATATGTGCCATAAAATTTTTTTCATATATGGTATTAAGTTAACAATGCAAATCATTTTTACATACTTATGAATAAAACAGTATGAAGAGTATATGTGTGGGATTATAGGTGTTCATACTATAAATAATTCTGAGGATGTAATTTACATTATATTTGAAGGATTGTTGGGGTTACAACATAGGGGTCAAGACGGCGTTGGGATAGCTACATCAAAAAGAATCATAAAAAAAAATGGACTTGTTAAAACATCATATGTCGATAGTGAATTACTAGAATTAAAGAGCAATTGTTGTATAGGTCATGTTAGATATGCTACAAATGGTGTTATAGATGGATTACAACCCTTTTATAGTAGTTTTCCACGAAGAATAACTATTTGTCACAATGGAAATATAATAAATATACAATATTTGAAAAATATTTTGGAATCAGAATATAATATTCTTACTTCATCGGAATCAGATTCATATATATTTCTTTGTATATTTTCAAGTAAATTATATTCTTTGCTTAAACAATCTAAAACGAATACCATAACTTCTGAAATGATATTTACGACAACTAATTATATACATTCAATAGTAGAAGGGAGTTTTTGTGTAAACATTATAATTGAAGGTTATGGAATGATTTCTATTCGTGATAGATGTGGGATAAGACCTTTAATTTGGGGTATGAAGAACAAAAATATAAATTTAGTTTGCAGTGAATCAACCGTATTGAATATATTGGATTTTGAAATAATTAGAGATGTTAATTCAGGAGAAACTATTATTTTCGAAGATTCTGGTCATATACGAAACCATCACTTTGAATATTCTGTATTAACACCGTGTTTGTTTGAGTACATATATTTTGCAAGATCAGATTCTATTTTAGACAATATAAATGTATTAGATGCTAGGATATCAATTGGGCAAATAATGGGTAAACATATTATGAATAATATAAATGAAGTCATTGATGTTATAGTGCCAGTTCCTGATACGAGTATTACATTTGCAAATGGAATTCAAGATATATTAAAAATACCAATTAGGAATGGATTGATAAAAAATCGTTATATTGATAGAACTTTTATTATGAAAGATCAAACAACAATTATAAAAAATATAAAGAGGAAAATTACGTGTAATGATTTGGTTTTTAGAAATAAGAATGTATTGATAGTAGACGATTCAATAGTTAGAGGTAATACAAGTAAACATATTATAAATATAGTTAAGAAATGCAATCCTAGAAAGATTATATTTGTTTCATGTTCACCGGTAATAAAAAATACGAATAATTTTGGTATTTACATACCAACAAAGGAGGAACTCATATATTATGATTCTCGTTCAATAGAAGATATTAGAAAATATCTTGGTGTAGATTACTTATTTTATAATGATTTAGATGATATTGTTAATGAACTACGTAAAAAAAATGAAAAAATAGATGGTTTTGAGATATCAATGTTTAAAGATTAAATCTTTAAGGTTTTTTCACATATTTTTTTCTTGATTTATAAATTTTTTTGGGTTGAGCATCTGCAATTTCCTGACACATTTTTGCAGTATATTTTTTGGTTTTGGAGAAATTTGGTAAAGGATAAAATGAGACCTTTCCATTTTTATTTTTTTTCATTATGAAATGGGATTCTTTTTCATGATTTTTCCAAATAGACCATTCGGTTGTGATACTCATGACTTTCTCATTTTTAGGTACTTCTTTTAACCTTGATAATATATAATCGTTACATGGCATATCTCTTTGTTTACAAATACTTTTATTTGTATTATTTATTTTAACATACCATCCAAATTGACCCAAATGCAGATATACATCTGAACCGTTAAATACACCTATATGTTTAGGTAATTTCATATATTCGATTGCTTCTTCTACGGTTACATCATCTGGTTTTGATCCATAGGGCATTGGTGAATATTTTTCAATAGCATTATTTGTCCCTTCTGCCAAAGCAAAACCATTTTTATTATGTACAACTCCGATAATTTTATTCGTATCTTTATTTTTATGGATCATTTTAATCCAATTAATAGTTCTTTCAGAGTTATTCATCAACGATGGTGCGGGTTTTATAGCATCTATACAAGATTTCATTTTGGAATAGAAGTCATTCACAAATGATTTCCATTCAATTTGACCATTTGCAATAGCATCAAGTGACGTTTCTAATTGCGATGTAAAATCAAGTTTAATAATGGGTGCACAATTCATTTCTAGGAATTCCGTGACATTTTGTCCTAAAGGTGTAACAATACACACATTTTTCTGTCCTCCTATCTTTTGAATATATTCTGAGGCTTTTATCTTGTTATTGCTCCAAGATACTTGTCTCATTGACACATCTAGTGATGGGTTCTTCCCCATAGTAATATATCCTTTTTGTTGAATCTTTTCAACAATTGAACTAAATGTAGATGGTCTACCAATACCTGTTTTTTCAAGAGTTTTAATAAGATCAGCGGTAGAATAAGGCGGTGGTGGCTTTTCGACGCATTCCTTTAAAGATAATGCATTTATAGGATATTCGCGTCCAATTTCGAGATTATCATTTATGATTGCCTCCTTTTTACTTTTATCTTCCATTGTTTTTGAAATATCACTGTCTTTATTTGAGGTAGGGTACCTCAGTTTTTGATATCCTTCAAATGTAAGTACTTTAGATATAGATTCCCATGTATTTTTATCATTACCGGATGATGATTTTGAAGTATCTTGTGTAGGTTCAAACAATGATACAAATTCATCATATTTAGATGATGACATAAGTGATGCAACAGATCTCATCCAAATCAGAATAAATATTTTCATTTCCCCAATACCAATTGAATTGTCAGGTATGTTGTTAATTTTAATTGGCCTAATCGCTTCATGTGCTTCTTGAGCCTTTACACTTTTTTTACTTGTTCTTTTTTTGTGCAGAGTTCCAAAATATTTGTCACCATATGTATTTATTATGTAATCTTTTGCGATTAATTTAAATTCATTGGATAATTCAGTAGAATCGGTTCTCATATATGTAATGTAGCCTCCTTCGTATAATTTTTGAGCATACGCCATACATTGTTTTGGATTAATACCATGTCTTTTGTAAGATTCTTGTTGTAGAGTTGATGTTGTATGTGGAGGGGGAGCAGATTGAGTTCGAACTGCTTTCTTCTTTGAAAGGAGAGTCATGGTTTTTTTATTTGCTATATTTTCAATCCATTCAGACATGTTATCTCGTATGATAGGTCTCGTTTTTTTTGTTATTTCAAGTATGATACTACGATTTATCTTTAATTTACCATGTGCTGTAAAATATTTATCACCACATTGTTGCTCTTTTTGTCTATCCATACAAATTTTGACTGCAGGGGATTGACATCTACCTGCTGAAATTCGTCCTTGAATATTTTTCCACAAAATAGGAGAAACAATGAAACCATATAAAATATCTACAACTCTTCTTGCTTGTTGTGCATGAAATAGATTCATATCAATTCTACCAGAATTTTCGATTGCATCCGTGAGTGCTTTTTTTGTAATTTGATTAAATCGTATTCTGTCTGTTTTTGAAGGATTTAATGATAAAACTCTCATTAAATTCTCTGCAATTGCCTCTCCTTCACGATCCATATCTGAAGCGATTATCACTTTTACACCCTTCCTTTTGCAAGATTTTTTTAGTTCTGATACAACTTTATGTTTATCTTTTGTAATTTCGTATGGTAATTCAATATTATTAGGATCAAACCATTTGATACTAGGTGGTATATCCATAATATGTCCAAAACTTGCCATACATTTTACATTAAGTAGTTGTTCAATTTTTTTACATTTACCTGGTGATTCAACAATGACAACAGTATCACGATTCATATTTATTAATATATTTATTAATAAACTCTTTATAATCTATTCATTTTTTATAATCTATTCATTTTTATAAAGTATTTATTATATATTCAAACTTAGACCTGCGGATGTATCTTTTTTAGGTCGACCTCGTTTTCTTTTAGGTGGTGCAGGGGGTGGTACTTCATTTACTTCTGGGATAGAACGTGTATCACTTATATTGCCTACTTCTACATCTCTAAAACTTTGTATTTGATTTAAGATACGGTCTACATCACTATCACTTGGACCCTTCATAGTAGGTTCTTTATTAATATTTACTTCTGATGGAGGATTTGGTACTGGACGATGTGCCATTCTTGCATTCGTATGCTCATTAATCATATCACCCATAACGTTTTGAAATCCAGTATCATCCGGTGCAGCACTGTTTACAGCAGCGGATGCAAATTGTTTCATAAGATCAGGGTTTTGTTTTAGTATGTCTTCCATACCTGGCATTGAATTTTTAAATAGTGAATTTGTCATATGGAACATTACAGCACTTCCACCCAACATCATTAACAATTTCAATTCAGGTGCAATTTTGGCTTTCGTTTTGTATTTATCATGAAGTTCTTCAAATACTTCGTCGTAATCATTAATACTTTCATGTATACTTTCAGACCATCCATCTAATTTAATATCAAATGGATCAAATTTAGAATTCAAAAACTCTAAACCCGAGACCATCGCCATCATTGTTTTTCTTTGGAATCGTACACTATTTTCAATGTCTCTCTGGGCTTTAATACGTAAAAATTCTTCTCTCATATCATCAACACTTGAATTAAGACTAAATTTTCTCGATAAAGGGATACCTCTCATCTCAAATCGTTTCAATTTAAATAACAAATCTTGTTTCTCAAGTCCAGTATCTTCTGATATACTTTTTTGATTATTAAAAAAAACGGGTGTATCTTTTGGAGGTTCTTCATTAACATTTATTTTTTCTTCTAATTTTGGTACATTTACATTTTCTATGTTCATTTCAAATGAATCGAATTCTTTTAATTCTTCTAAAACGACGGGTTCTTTTTTAACTTCAAAATTATCCGGTTTTTTAAATGTTTTAGATGGTATTTTGAACGGTGTTTTTTTGAAACTACTTACATCTTCAAAGGTTTTTATTTGTGGTGGTCGCGATGGTGGTTGTTGTGGTTGTTGCAGTGGTGGTTGTGTGTCGTTATTCTTCAATTCTCTAGGAGAGTTGGGTCTTGATTTTTCAGGATCCATCAATAGATCTAAATCTTGCAACCTTACATTTGAACTAGATTTTTCAATATTAACGGGGGTGGGTGTATTAGTATCATCTAAATTTATAGGGTTTGTTGGTTGTGGGGTTTCTATTTTTTCTATTTTAGTTGTTGGGGTGAAATCTATTTCTTCTAGACCGCTCATATGACATGTGATAACAAATTATTGATTTGCGTTTAAACGTAAATTTTATTTTTTTTTATAAAAAAAACCTAACATTTGTAAAACAACATCACTTAAATCATCTTTTTTTGGGCTTTTTTTCCATATATTTTCAATATTATACATTGTTTTTTCTTTCAATTCTTTAATTGGTAAATCTGACATATTTTCAAGTATTTTGCTTACAACGAGACATGCTGTTTTTTTAGTATCATTGTAATTCTTTGGTTTATTAACTATATAATTACGTTGAATACAATATTTCATTTTTAGATTTGCAGGTACACATTTTACAATTGTTTCTTTTTGTAGTTGCATTTTTTTTAATAAAAAATAAGTCATAATGATCATTTGTAATGATTTCATTTTAGGATTTTTCATACAAGGTTGGTTTTCTATAAGTACATAGTCTAATGTTTCTGTAATTTTACCAAATTTTTGGTCTAACATTTCAATAACTTTGATACCAAGATCATCAATTGATAAGTTTGTATCTTTTTTCCTTGTTTTTAATCCTTTTTTTTTTAGATAATTTTTTATAATATCTTTGTAATCGTCTTTTTTTAATTTTTTAAATTCAGAAGTTGTAATATCTTTTATAATATGTTCCTTTGATATAGCTTCTTTAAGTTGATTCTTAGTCATTTTGTTATAATTATTACATAATTGCTGAATTTCGGATTGACCAAAAGATAAAACATCAATTATTTCCCATTTATTAATATAAAATTCCTTTTCAGAGTACAAACTGATATATGAATATGTTAGATTTTTGACACCAACATCTATGGATAAAACATGAGTTACATTAGGGTTCATTAACATCCTATTTTTTTATTAATTTGTTTTTAATATTCTTTGTAAAGACTTTGTTTATTAGTTCTTCATCACAAATATGATTTGCCAGTATAATTTTCGTACTTCCTGTATACCAAACTTTATCTAATATTCTATTCATATCTTCTTCGTTTTCTTTTGGACAAAATACATATTCAATTCCAGCTAATTGTGCCCCCCATACTTTGTCTGATAATCCACCTATTGCATGCATATAACCATGAATATCTATTTCACCAGTGATTGCAATTTTATTAGATATTGGGACTTTCAATATACAAGAAAGCATGGCAATTGATATTGCGGTTCCTGCAGATGGTCCATCTTTTGGAACGGCACCTTCACAACAATGAATATGATAGTCGAGCTCTTTTGTTTTAATAGCAATGTCTTTTCTTGTTTTTTCAGATAATATATTATAAACAACTGTTTTCGCAACGGATATACTTTCTGTCATCACTTTACCTAAATGACCTGTTATTTCAAATTTTGTATCTTTACCTGATAATTCTGAATATTGTTGAATTTCTATACGAGTTATTCCACCCATACCTACAGATGTTGCGAATAGTCCATTAATTGAACCTATTCTTGGTTCATCTAATAATTTTGTGTATTGAACAAATGTATATTGTTTTAATAGGTCATCTTTAATATCTTCACAACTTAATGTTAGAGGTCTTTGTTTTTCATTATTTAAAAATTGTAAATTAATTTCACGTAATATTTCTAATAATAATTGTGATATTCTTCTAAGTCCTGCTTCAAATGTGTAATTCTTTATGATATACAATAATACATCATCATTTAAGATAACATCCTCATCTGATAATCCGACTGTTTGATATAATTTTGGTAATATATATTCTTTACATATTACACATTTTTCTTCATGTCTAAAGTGTGTAAACTGAATACGGTGTATTCTTTCTCTCAATATAGGGTCTATATTGTATATATCATTGTATGAGAATATAAATATTGCTTTTGAAAGGTCGAGAGGTATATCTGCGAAGTAACGGTCACTAAAGGTATCATTTTGCGAAGGGTCTGTTAAATGTATTAGAATACCTATTATTTCTTTACCGTGTTCAGTTTTACTAACTTTGTCTAATTCATCTATAAATATTATTGGATTCATACATTTTGAACTGACTAATATATTTACAATTTGTCCCCACGTACCTCCAGAATAGGTATATCCGTGTCCTTCTAATAAAGATCCGTGAGAAGATCCCCCTAATGCTATAAAACTGAAGGGTCTATAACTACCATCGGTATCTTGAAGTATTTTACATATACCTTCTTTGGCGATTGATGTTTTTCCTGTGCCAGGTGGTCCTTCGAACCCGAAACAATATCCTTTTTTATTTCCGGTCATCCATTGTCCGATTATTTGCTCGATGCAACGTTTCGCTCTATCTTGTCCGTATATTGCTTCATCTAATATATTACGAATTCTTTTTTGATCATCACGTACGAGTCTTCTAACGTGATGCCATTCTTCTAAGATATTGTTGTATGGTGTATGTCTAAGTAGATTTTTTATTAAATTTGACAAACATTCTTTGATTTTGGATGATGATTGTAATATATAATATTCCATGTCAGAACATATTGCATCAATCGATTTTTTTGTCACTTGCACTACATGTTTTTTACCATTTTTTTTGAATTCTAAGGATTTGATGTTTAAATTTTTTTTAAAAGCACGAATCAGAGGGATGATGTTATCTTTGCTATAATGAACTAAAATATTGAATTCATTTTCAACACTAAAAAATTTTTCTAATTCGAACCAAGATTTTGGTTTGAATATTTTTTCTGAATCGTATTCTTCAGAGAATCGTTTTGTTTTAACTATAAATGTTTGTAATTGTACAATACATGATTCCTCTCTGAATACTCCAAAAGGTATTTCTAATAATTTGTCAAGATATTGTTGTGGTTTACTTATATCTCCTTGTTTATTTTGTATTTCTCTATATTTTTCGATTGCTTTCTTTTTAACAGAGTCTGATACATCTAATGCACATATACGTGGTTCGTAATCAATTTCGGAAGGCATTAATGAGTCAATTTGTTTCGTTGGTCTGGATTCTCGTTCATCTAATATTTTTCGAGTTTGCAAAGGTAAATGATTATATATAATTTCGGTTATACTTTTCATTGAACTTTCTCTTTCAATAAGTGAAAACAAGAGCATTCCCATAAATTCACATTTATCATCTCCCAAAAACATCAATGACAAAATATTATATTGTGAGTATGGTGTAGAGCTTAGGAAGTCTTTTACTAAAACTGGAACCATTTTTTTCTTATCAGCTAAAAATGACTCTAAATTAGTATTTATTTTATCTAACAATGTAACAGACGTATCACATAATAAATTACAGAAACATAATTTATATTTTAACCAATTTTCAAGGAAATTTTTATTATCATTTTGTTTTTCAACATATTTTAATAATTTCTCTTTTTTATACCAAGTATAAGGAGAATTAATAAGTACTTTATATGAATCTTCTATAAAGTATCCTTTTCCTAATATTCCAAATGCACTTATTTCCAAACATTCATTAGAGTAAATAAAATCTTTGAGTTGTGTTGTATTATATATTGCACTGAAATCATTTGCTGAAATTTTCTTATCACTATCAAGAAATTCGATGAAAACAAAACTTCTATGCAACAATTCTTTTTTATAATGAAAGTGTCTTAATTTCGTATTTTTTAACTTTTCTACAAAATATTTGTCAATATATGAATTACACCCATAAGTATTTTGTAAAGATATTATCAATTCTATATCTTCTTTTAATTTTTCTTTAGTAACAGTTTCCTTATTTTTTAGGCGAATAGAAAATCTTTTATTTAAATCATAAAATTGTTGTGAGTATATTTTAAGGTTATCTAAATGCAGTGCAAAGGTGTATAATATAATGTGAAAATACTCATTCAATTTATTAGAAATATAATTTCTCCAATGAACTTGTATTTTTGTAACAAACATGTTTTCCGCCACTAACATGTTATTAGGCATTGATTAATAGACGCGTAGAAAATAAAAACTTCAACTTGGAACTTCAATTACTAACTTATTTAATACTAAATGACTAAAATCGATATGAATATTCGAAATATGAATTATTTTGTTCATTTTTAACTTCAACACGCAATGATGACGTCAGCATCAACTTGAAGTTCACTTCAATATGTAATGATGACGTCAGCGACAACACAAAGTGAACTTCAACGAGACGTTACTCAAAATTGAAGTTGACAACAGTTAATGATTATTAAATCAAAATAAATGATAATTAGTATGGATGTGTTTCATACACAAAATCTTTTAGAGGTAGGAGTTGACGAGGCGGGCAGGGGGTCTCTTATAGGAAGAGTGTATGCAGGAGTTGTTATATGGAACAATAGGGATCTTACTGATTTTTATGAAGAGTTGAAAGATATACGTTGTCACTCGTATAAAACATGGGACAGTAAAAAAATACCTCACAAAAGACGATTACTGTTGAAGGAATTTATTGAAGATAATGCAATTGATTACGCCACAGGTTTTGCAGAACCAATTGAGATTGACTCTCAAAATATTCTTCAAGCTACTTTCACAGCAATGCATCGTGCTCTTGATAATTTGACACATGAATATAATCATATATTGGTAGATGGTACACAATTCAAACCATATTTTTGTTCAAAAACAGATGAATGGTCACCATACACGTGTGTGCCACATGGAGATGCCAATTATATTTCAATTGGTGCAGCAAGTATACTTGCAAAAGTAGCTCATGACAATCATATAATAGAATTATGTGATAAATACCCAAGTCTCGATGAAAAATACGATTTATTAAACAATATGGGTTATGGTACTAAAAAACATTTAGATGGAATAAAACTACATGGTGTATCCGAACATCATAGAAAATCATACAAGTGTTGTAAATAGAATTTTTCAATTCAATTAATTATTCTTTAATATAAACAAATAATTGTAATAAAAATTAAGATTAACAATGTTACCATGGACTGAGAAATATCGTCCCAAAAATATAGAAGATGTATGTGGAAATAAAATAAGTTTTGAAAGTGTTCAACTCTATGGTTCTCAAAAAAAACATCTTATTCTTCATGGTCCACCCGGAACAGGAAAATCATCTGCCGTTCGTGCATTATTTTTAAAATTTCCAAAAAATTCGGTATTTACATTTGATACAAAAACTAAATCTTATTCACAAAACGTCATTTTAAAGAAGATGCATCATTTTATTAATAGATCATCTGATCATCCGTTCAAATATATATTAGTTGATGAAGTTGATTCGTTTACATTTTCAGAACAAAAGATGTTTATACATGCTTTATCAAATTGTTCTACAGATAAATGTAATACAATATTCTTTTTTTTGTGTAACAAAATAGAACAAATCTCATCTTGTATTCTTCGGAAGTGTATTTATATTCAATTTAATCCACTTAGTTTTAATTTTACCTATCCTTACCTTCAAAGAATTAAAAAAAATGAAAAACTAAAATGTACGAATGATACGTTAAAGTACATTTTTGAAGGTTGCAGTAGAGATCTTCGTAAGACAACATTAATATTACAATTTCTTCATATGACTTATTCTAAAATAGATAAAAAATCGTTTGAAAGTAATGTAATTATTCATGAAAATAATTATAAATCTAAAATTTCTTCCTGGTTTGAAAGTATAAATCAAGATCCGAACTCAATAGATAATATTGTCGAGGAATTATTTTCAAATAGTTATCAAATTTCAACAATAGGTTATTTTTTAATTAAATATCATATTGACAATAAAAAAATTGATAGAACATACGTTAATATAATTTCAGATTGTATTAATAAATCGAGATTAACGGAGGATTCATATTTTACACTGTATAGAATGATTGCGGAATCACCATTGTCAAAATTATAGTATTAATTTATAAATGGAAATATATTCGGTTCCGTGTCTTGTTGATGCTAAAAGTGATTATACAAAAAAGCTAATTCGTCATTTGAAAAAGTCTTATATGGCATCTATATTAAAAATTTATGAAGAAGCTAAAGAGAATTGTTTAAACTATCATGAAGATGATAAAATCTTAATTACTTTTCAGGAAATGTTAAGTGATATAGTTGATTGGGATGATAATAAAAAGACGGAGTTTATGGATGAAATTATATCATCAACCAAATGTGATTGGTTAGAGGATCTGGTTACTGCAGTATTTATTTTACATACAAAAATTCTGGCTACAATCAGGTCAGAAAATCCACCAAAGAAAGTAAATATTAATATTCCTGAAATTAAAGATTTTTTACATCAATGTTTTATTGAAATAGCAAGAGAAATTTGGAAACATGCGTATTTGTTTCAAGAAACATCTGATTCATGTTTATATCAACAAAATTATAACAAATGTGAAGAGCTCATATGTAATTCAATAGGTGAAACCGTTAGAGATATGTTACCTGTTAAGGAGATGTTGCGTGATCATTTAAATACTTTTGATAGTGAATTACTTGAAGAAACAGAAGATAATGATGAAACTGACAATTTAGATGAGAAAATATCAATAATAAAGGATGAACCCATGAAGAAATCTTTTGAAAATATTGAAAAAAACGCACTTGCATCTGCCGTTTTAAATAATACCTTAATTGCACCTATCTCTGAATCGAAACTAGAAAAAAAACATACAGATGACGCCGCTGATAATAACAAAAATGATATAATGGCTTCTACAACATGTAAACTAATATCAACTGAATCTTCAAAGGATTCAAAACCAGAAGTTTCATTATTTTGTACTTCCAATTCTTCACCATCACAACAAATAAAAGAAGTGAATATAGATGATTCTAAAACACTAATGAATATTGACTTGGATTCACTTAACAATAATGATGTTGTAAATGTAGATTTTAATGATGGTAATATGCTAAACAAATTACAATCACTCGGAGATGACGTAACTGAATTTGAACAATGTTAGTAATACGTTTAAAACCACAATTCTAAAAAATAATAAAATAACATTATGACAGAGTGTAAAATTATAAAAAAAAGAAACCTGAAAGTTGAAGAATTTTTAAGAAATGGTCCAATGGAAATTGATAATTTACAGAGTTATTATCCGACTCTTCATACTTTGAAAAAAATACCTTACTCTAAATGGAACACAATAATTTTAAATAAAACACTTATAGATGTGGTAGATATAAATGAAAATATTGGCAGAATATCCACACAAAATGAAGACACCGAGGAAATCCCTTTTTTTTTAAAATGTACACCGATATTAGATACAACATCTTTGATTCAAGGTGAATATATAGATAACCATATTTCTCCATGGTTACCTACAAAAAATCATAGACAAGAAAACACTGCACTCAAGATACAAAATCCACAAAATACAGCGTATATTGATTCATTGTGTTCTATAATATTAGGTAGATTAACAGAGGAAGATGTATGTCCTCACTTTGGAAGTGTTTATGGTGTTTACAACGGAATTGTATCAGAGTATAATGAAGATATTACTCAGGAATATTCTGCATATAAAAGAGAAGATTGGTTCAAAAACGCAATATCTAAAAATAAATTAATATTGGATATTGAAAAGCAAGAATTAGAAAAAACAGATTTTGAAGAAATTGCGATTGAATCAATGGCGAATGACGATGATGATTTACTCTCATTGTCTAGTACTGAATCAAACGAACCCAATGTAAGTGCATCATATCCTAGACTTCCTGTTCAAATTGTTATGATGGAGAAATTCGAATATACCTTCGATGAATTAATTTCAAATGAAATTAATGATACATTATCTATATTATACGAACCATCTATTGTTAAGAGATATCTTCGTTATTTACGTAAAAATTTAACTATTAGAAAAATGACTTCATGGATATTTCAAATATGTTTTGCACTCACATATGCGAATGATAAATATGATTTTGTCCACAATGATCTTCATATCCAAAACATTATGGGTAAAAAAACGGACATTGAATATTTATACTACAAGGTAAATGATAAAATATACAAAATACCGACATATGGGTATATTATGAAAATAATTGATTTTGGGAGAGCAACATTTACATATAATGACAACATATATTTTGGCGATGTATTTGAAAAGAAGAATGAAGCGGGTGGACAATATACGTATCCTTATGAGGATGATACATGGAGTGATATATCTTCAACTTCGAGTGAGTTTGATGAATATATAAGACATGATAGAGTTACAAAAAAGGAAGTAAATCCTTCTCCATGTTTTGATCTTTCGAGATTTGCTTGTTCTATATTGGAAGATTATGAAGATAAATGGAATGATTTAGACTCATTCCCACTTGGACAACTTTTATATAAATGGTGTACTGATGATAATGATCGAAATTTGTTAGAATTAAATGGATTTGGTCTTTATAAACATATATCTAGATTTGTTTCACATACAAACCCAAGAGATCAACTTTCTCATGAAATATTTACTGAATTTTTAATAAATACCAATGAAACATGTGATATTGATAAAATTTATTCATTACCATAATAGATAAGTTTGGATATCTTTTTTTTAATGTTATTTGGTAACATTATTTAAAAACATATCGAATAAATTCCAGTTAAATACAATGACAGATCCGGTATCTTTATTATCAATTGCATCATGTTCTCTTATATCTATAATAGCCCAAATACAAAATTCAAGGTGTAAAAAAATAAAAGCGTGTGGGATACAATGTGATAGAGATGTACCTGACGACGATGATGAACGCTAACTTTATTTAGGACACGAAGCTTTCGCATCTACATATCGTTTCATGATGACTTCATGGTTTTGCTTTTGATAATTTTTTAAATCATTTCTTATTTGATTATACATCATATATAAATCTCCTACGAATACAACTAATAACCATGCCAACATCAATACAGATATTAATGTATAACGAATGAAAATAGGGTTTTTAAGTTGTTCTTCAAATGCCGTAAAACCAACTGCAATTAAAACTAAAAGTAATCCGGTCATAAATACAATGACTACAGCTTGTTGAGTATTCATATTATTATATACTAACTCTTTTTTTTATTTTTTACTATAGAAACGGTACACTTATATTTTCAAATTATTACAAAATATAATTCAACTGCTTCCCATCATTAATATTATATTTGATATACATATTGCTCCACAAATCCACCATCTTGTTTTAATACTTTTTTGTCTATTCAATTCAGGTTTACGCAACAAATAATAAGGTTCTGTATTAAATGGTGTATCACCTATAATATCTCCACACCATTTACCTAATTCTCCGGGTGTTACTTTTTCAGGATCAACCTCCAAATCTATAAAACCCAAACCTTGATAGAAACGCACTATTGTTTCAGAGCAAAATAGTCTTCTTCTTTTTTTGGATCTTAAAAAGGGTATTCCTAATCCAATACTTCTTCCACAATTGCAATTGTATGATGTTAAACTATGATTTTTCCAAAAATATTCTATTCTTCTTCTGTATTTATTTTCATAAACATAGTCTATTAAATCTTTTTTATCGAGTTCAGATTCTTCATTAACAGTAAATTTGAACGGAGAATCTTTTAATCTGAAACATGCGATTGATGCACCATTGCTTAATTCATATTCAACTACATCTTTTAAATTTCTAATTTGAAGTCCATTCTCCATTTCATTATTTTCAACTTCTTTAATGCTACTCATACCTGCTAACATTGATTCTATTATATAGGTTTCTTCGTCCTTTTTATTTTTAAATTCAAAAAAATATTTAGGACATACGATACCTACATGTACCCAAGAGGATTTTATATTCAAATGATTCTCCTGAAAAATATCAAGACAAGTTGCTTTTACACCTTTTCCGGTAAAAAATATGATATCGCAGGGTCTAAGTTGTTTTTTCCATTCTTCGTAATTATAATAAATATGACGCATTTACATATCGGAAATGTATTTCTTGTACCACTTATTTTTAAATTAAATTTTAAAAGTATCCTTCATCCATTGCTGACCAAATTTGTTCTATATCCTTTTCATTATTCTCATTCATAATTATCCTATACCTCACACATCCCATTTGATTGTCTGTACAATAATATATTGTATCGTGAACATTTCCTTTTTTTTTGAATTTTTCAATTGTATCATCTGTATAACCTTGATATACAACATGCTCTTTTGGTTCATAAGAATATTGTGTGATTATTCTTTTTAATTCAGGTATCTCATAAACATTCATAAATCCCATTTGAGAATTTATATTGCATTCCGTTTTACCTTCTTTATTACTAACTTTTTTGTTGCCTTTCTTATTGCCTTTCTTATTGCTCCGCTTCTTAGATTTTTTCTTAGATAGCATATTCATTTTTTTTTTAGATTTGTTTCTGTTGATAGCTTTCATTGTTGTTAATTTTTTTTTGGCCATTATTTATACCAAGTAAAATTTTTTATTTAATTAATTCTCTAACCCAATTTTGAATAGGAGGTTGAACCCATTCATATAGAAAACCTTCCAAACCTTCTACTGAATTCCATTTCAAATTACATATACATTCATCTCCAATGTTACATTCAAAATACATAGTCGGATTTGGAATATACTCTATTCTTATTTTTTCATTTACGATTTCAATATTGAAATAATCAACTATTATATTGCTAACGATTGGTATTGACAATACTTTATCATTGAGTTGTATTCTCCCATAATGAGAATTCATATCAATAATCGTTCCCTTTAGCGAAATAACATCTGTATTTTCAGACTTTTCTTCTAATTTGAATAGTTTTGTTAAATAATATTCAGTATCCATGTGTCCTCTTAGAAATTTGGATCTATTAACAAACATAAGTTCCAAATGAGTAGCATGATAATCATATAGAATACTTCTATGAACAAGTTGATCTGCAAATCTACGTAATGGACTAGTAAAATGTGTATATTCTTTCAGTTCTAGAGAGTTGTGGCTCATATCTTTTGATTTATCATAAAACATATACCATGCTCGTTCACCTTTTTCGGCTACTCTTAGAATACTCTTGTTTCCTCTATTTTTGATTAACCAATTTGCAACATATGCGTTTGCTTTGATCATACATAAACTTACTAACTCATGAATGTCTGATAACAGATGTTTTTCAATATTAAATATAGTACTGATACCCTCGCTAATATCGTTAACACGGTCACTAGAGTTTTCATATGTCAAGTTTTCGTTCACACATACCTTTGATTTTACCAACCTTATATTACCATTTAGACCAAATATTACTGATAAACAATCTCTTTCTTCCTTTTCTAAAAGAGAATGTTTTTCTACTAATTTATTAGGTAACAGATTACAAATTGTACTATGATAAATCGTTTCAGACTGGTGTTTTGCAACATTGTGCAGTTCAATTGATTGAGTGCCATCATTGAATGTTTCAGTAGGAGAGGCAATATGTATGGCAAGTTCATTGGTTTCTTTATTATATGATAACGCATCATCAACATCTTTACATCCTTCTGGGTCTATACTAAACGTATCATATTTTGTCCAATCTTCTTCTGCTGGTACTTGGATAGACTCATCTTTTTTTAATTGAATATTCTCATCGGACAATAAGAGTTTATTCCAAGATCTATGAATTTTAGTTCGCGAACGTGGTAAAGTACAATATCCAAATCTAAGTACCTTTTCAAAACAAGATGGATCATTAACGCTACCTATATCTTCAACTAATATTCCCATAGGCATAGTTTCATTTTCATTCCATTTTTGTATTTCAACCCTTACATACATATCGTTTTTTGAGGGATTGTGTGAGGATGCAACGCAATAGCGAGGATATCCTCTTAAATGTGGGATAAATGTATATTTACGCATTCCTTTAGAATTTTTTCCCCAAATTGTTTTGCTACTCAATTTTAATCTCCCCCCTAATATTGATTTTTCAAAGCAAATAGTATCTGGTTCAATATCTATTTCATTGTCAATTTCATACCAATTTCTAACTCCTTGAATCCAACATGGACTTTTCTTTGGTTTTTCTTGTTCTGCATTTTTTATTGTAATATTTCTAGATATATTCACATTTTGGTTGGGAACTAATCTAGAAGCTTCACATTCATACCAGAATACGCTGTTTGTCTCTTCTACATAAATATATATGTAAACTAACCTAGAAATATGAGTTCTATCTAAAACATAACCTTTCTGATTATCCATATATGTACTCATAATCACTTTATTTTGGTATTTATTACTTTATTTAACACCTGTATTCTCAATCATTTTTTAAAAACATACCAAAGTCTCTACGATCTTGGAAAATGTTAGAACACGCTTTTTTAACAAAATAAATTACATTCTTAAAAAAATTTACAATCAGGAAATAGTAAGATTTATCTGTGTACATATCCTTTTTTTTATTGGGTTCTGTATTTTTGAAATCAAAAAAATTATTGAAATAACTTTGAAGTGTTTCTTTTTCTAATTTAGAGAGGAAATCTAAATATGTCTCTCTTGAAATCTGGTTAGACTGGTTACTTAATTTATCAAACAATAATTCGGCTGTTTCTACGTGATTAATTAGTAAAATTTTTTGCAATTCAGGTACTGTATCAATTGTGTCTTTATTCATACGCAATGTAATTTGTTTATAAGATTGTGTCACTAATGAAAATAGAATAAATTCGGATGATTTATTATTTTCTATTTGAAATTTTTCAAAATATCCTAAGACCTTACCTGTCTCGTTTGCATTTAATATAAGATTAACTATCTTTTCTGAATTTTTCTCAAATGGTAACATTATTATGTTTATATAAGGAATCTTCTATTTATATTTATAAGTATGGCCGGAGGGTTAATTCAATTATCAGCATATGGTGCACAAAATCAATATTTAAATGGAAATCCACAAATGACCTTCTTTAAAGCTGTTTATAGACGTTATACAAATTTTTCAATGGATGCTATCAGAGTTGATTTTGAAGGAACAAGTGAATTATCTATTGATCTCGATGTACAACTTAGGTGTAAAATTCCAAGAAGTGGAGATCTTATAAGCAAAATGTATTTTGTTATCAATTTACCAGATATATATTCTGGTTATGATCCAGAAACGGATATTGACTATAAATTTTGGTGGATATCCTCAATTGGTACGAATATGATCAAAAAAACCAATATATCTATTGGGGGCAACAAGATTAGTGAGATGTACGGAGAGTGGATTGAGATTTGGCATGAAATATTCGGGGATCATGCTACAAAATCGCATTATGATCATATGACGGGCAATGTAGCAGACGTGTTTATGCCTCAATATAATGGTATTAATGGAGGTACATATCCTACTTCTACCCTATCTCCATATTTACATACAAATCCACAAGATGCGACAAAGGTTACTATTTTTACCGCAAACCCTTATTTACAACCTCCATCTATTCCTGGTAGAACACTTTATGTACCTCTTCCATTTTGGTTTACTACAAATCCTGGACTAGCATTGCCATTAATATCTCTTCAATATCATGAAGTTCATATTGAGATAGAATTGAGAAAAATAACTGAATTATATACAATTATTGAGACTAAAACTAATATAGGTAGTGCGGTTAGGGGTCAAAGACGCAGACCACTTTCTAGTGAATCGCATCATCATATTGGCAATTTTATAACGGGAAATAAGAGTGAAGATTTTGTAAGAAACACAGATTTAGGGGATGGTAATACAAACATTCAAGGTTGGAATATGGATGCTCATCTTCTTGTAAATTACATATATCTTGATAAAGAAGAACGTACAAGATTTTCAAATAATTCTCATGAATATTTGATAGAACAAGTGAATCTTAAAGAATTTATGGGTATAGTTGGTACAAAGACGTTAAATCTTGAATTAGAACATCCTGTAAAATACCTTGTTTGGTTTGGACAAAGGGATGATATTGTAAGTGAAGTAAATGCTCATAATAATTATACAAATTGGAGACATGAATTTATTCCACCGGGATCGGACAGTTATTTAGAGTTTGTTGGAGCTGATAACCAAGATGTTCTTTTTTATGAGTTAGCAGAAACAGACGGTTCACCTATAATAAATCAACTCTCCCCTACAAATGAGTTTGGTTCTATTAATTACACAGAAAAAGATAGAGCTGAATTGCCAACTAAATTTAATTATCATTTTTATAAAGAAAATATAATAGAATCCACAAGACTTTTGTTTAATGGTATCGAAAGATACGCATCAATGGAAAAAATGTATTTTGAGCATGTTCAACCTTATCAACACGATGTTAAATTAGATAAAAAAGGTGTGCATATGTATTCCTTTTCATTAGATCCTACAAAATATCAACCGTCTGGAGCATGTAATATGTCACGAATAAAAAATGTACAATTAGAAGTAGAAACTGTAGATGTATATTCTGTAGAAAACAATACATCCTCAAATGAAACCCTCCAACACGAATACAAATTCAATATTAATGTATATGCAGTTAATTACAATATATTAAGAATAATGTCTGGTATGGCAGGATTGAGTTTTAGTTCTTAAATTTATATAATTATTAATTTAATAATAATGCCAGTTACACTTTATAACCAATCAAGAATTAAACAAGTTGGTCCTAAAAAAAATAAACCAAAAAAAAAACAAAAGAATGTTAAATCAAAAAAATCTAAAATTTGTAAATCAAAAAAATGTATCTCCAAAAGAAGTAAAAAACACAAAAAAACAGTTAAAAAAATAAAGGGTGGGGCTATATTTAAAAAGAAGGCTATATTTACAGATGAGGATGCCTTTTTCAAACTTTTCATAGATGATTTACTCAAATCATTAAAAACACAATGGTTTTTCAATACTTCACCAGTTTTAGAAAAAACAGGAAAAAAAGATACTATCTTTGAAGAAGATACTATACACGATGGTATTAATCCATTACACAGTCCAAGAAATTTTGAGGATCATCTCTTTTACAATAACAGCATCGCCAAAGAAGACGAACAATACGGAGAAATGAGTAGAATATTTAAGGATGATATAAAAGTTATTGACCGTGAAACATTACTTTCATTGGATGATAAGTATGCTATTTTTAAAGATTATGGGTGGGGTCCAAATTTATTAGGTTTGTCTGCACTGTTAGACTCCGCGAGTACACCTTCTTTAAAAAAATATGAGGCATATAAAAAAAAGACCTCTAAGAATTGTCCCGAGGATAGGTTGTGCAAAGAAGAAAACAAATGTCGAGACTGCGATGATGCTTTGACACGTTCTGATTTACCTTTATATGCGTATTTTAGAGAAAGGTACAAGACCGTTTTCCCTGATTTTGGTTATGATCCCCCCGCATATAAAAAAAAAAATATAATTCTTTTGAATTTTTTATGGTATGCTACTATTGCTTATTGTGCAAAATGCTCGGAACCAGCAAATGAAAAACAATGGTGTCATGGAATTCAATTTCTATTTTCAATGTTTTTTACAAATATAGAAGAGGATGGTTCATCATATATACCTACTTGTCAATTTATTAATTTTATGGAGCCCATAAATATCAGTGTTTTCAATGATGTCAGTGTTTTCACTGCAATTAAAAAGATAAGGAGACTTTTTATTGAAACAAAAGAATTTGGCAAATATTTCAATTTTAATAATACTGATGATTATAAAAATCAGTTGAAACCTACGAAAGACAAACGAGAACATTCATTTAAATTCAAAATAAGTCAAAGTGAAATTGCTAAAAAAATTAGAAGTGTACTCAGAAAAAATTGCCCTTCCACCTACAAAAGTGAATATATAGTACCACGTGGAAATGAATCTACCGAATCCACAAAAGAAACTATATATTGCATTCAAAGAATAACTGAGATTTTTTATGATACATATCCAGATACACATATGGATAAAGGAATTCTGAAAAAAAACCTAGTATATGTTTTGAGAGTATTAAAATTTTGTGGTGATCGTTCTCATCTTATTTTATCAAAAATAAATAAAATAGCATTTGAAAACAATAGTAATAGTTCTTATAAACTACGTCCAGAACTATTGTATACTGGCGAAAGACCTCTAAGTATATCAACGATTGCTGAAGAAATAAATGGCGTATTTGAAATATTAAATGTACACCATAATTATTTAAATAAAATTTCTGAGAATAAAAATTCTGAGTTTAAAAAAAAGTTTTTGTTATATTTACCAAAAAAATTTATATATAATGAAATCTTTTTTGAATTTGAACAAATCTTTAACGCTTTCAAATGGAATTTAATTAAAAATGATATAACGAATCTTTCCGGTTTTTTGACTGAAGAATATTTTTTTGGGGAGAAGAAGAAGCCAATATGTACTGTTGAAATTATTGATGAAATTATGGAAAATGATATGAAAACATATAAAGAATATAATATTTGTATTATAAAAGATGATTCGATAAGTAACTTAAATTTTGAAATTTATGAAAATGATACATTGTTGAAAAAAAATCAAGAAAAAAAAAACACCAAAATTATTTTGAAACCCGAATTTCCCTATTTTGAAAAAGGAGACATTTATTTTAATAAAAAAATTAAAGATTTTAATGAAAAAATTACAGATTTTAATAAAAATAAAAATTTTAAGGATTTTAATAACGAGTTTAAAATTTATAAACGTATTATGGATCACGTGTATAATAAAGAATTTTTTGAGCAATTGAATGATGATTTTAAAGAAGACATAAATAGTAAGAATACACCAAAAATAGGAGATTTACATAGTAGTATCACCGACCGTAAAGCCGGGTCTTCCTGGATTAAATATTGCAGAACAACGGATATTGGTGTTAGTAGAGGATGTAGTGAGATCACTGGCACCAAGTTAGACCCAAATAATATTTATCGTTTTTTTTTGTATAAGAACGGTTCTAATATTTGTTCTGCAAACTCTTATAGTATATTTAAAAGAGTAGATAAACTTTTAGATTTTATGATATATCTTTTAGATTTTGTGGAATATTCTGAAAATGAATACGAACATATTGATTTTGTTATCCCGGTAAATATAAATCCAGATGATGATACATCCACAAAAATAGACGGGTTACCTAGTCTTGGTGATGTATCATGTCCTAAACATAAAAAAAAAATACATAACATTTTGATAAATATAAGAAACAATTACCTAAAATTAGAAAAAAATAAGTTTGAAATTAATCCAGTAGAAGATACTCTTCGCAATACAGCAAAAGATGTATATAACAGTTTAATAGAAGAACTATTAGATGATAACAATAACAATAACCTATCCAGATTTTTTAATAACACAATATTGTTAACTAAAGTATATAAAAAAGATAGTAAGTATTTTGAAGTACGTAAATTCAATGACGTTTCCCAGAACTTGTCCGGCGGCGTCGGCAAAGTCTTCGATAAGAACAGGGAGAGCGTGCACGACGTCGTCGCCATGCGTCGTACGAGTCAGAAGATCAAAAGAGAGGCGGCGGGGACTCCAAATTCCAAAGCCCAATTCCACACCACATTATATAATAAATTGAGAAAAACACAAACATTCGGAGAAGAAAAATTAGCTATACATAACTTAATTATACATACTTTTTTAAAAATTATTAATATGGCATTTAAAATAATTATAAATGACAAATTCTACTTGAATTCATTTTCTTACGCAATTGATAAATTAATTGAGGACTATTTTTATGGAAATACTCGTACATTTTATAAATTAATTGAGGAATATTTTTATGCAAAGACTATTCCATTTGATTATAGTGATGTCACATCTGCTTATAAAAATTTAAAAAATTTACAGTACGGTGATGACGGGGATGTCCTCGTGGACGAGTCGGCCAGGCCAAAACTCCAAGAACAACACCAATCAGACAATGATTATTTTGCTGTTGTGAATTTAAATGAAGATTATTTACTAAATAAAGACATTTATGAAAAAGAAATTTCATCAAACTATATAGTTGATTTTAACAAATATGTTGACGATATATCATCTGACGATATATCATCAGAAGAATTTTGCGACTATATATTAGAAGTAATAAGACCTTCATTTGAAATATTTGAATATATGTACAAGCAAAACTCGCGGAAAATCTGATAAGAAATCTATTTGAGTCTTAGTAGTAACTGTATAATTCTAACTGGACTTGTATAATTCCCAATCTACACCATTTGAGTCAATTGTATAAAATACTTTAATAGGATCAAAACTAGCAGATTTATTGGTTTGATCATAATCAGTTATGGTATAAGGTGTTAAATCGTTTTTAAATAGTACTCTATATCCTGTATAATCTATAGAAGAGTCTGGTAATTCGATAAATACTTTTGTATTATCATTTACATATTGTGTAGCTCCAGTTCCTTCAGCTATTCTATTCCATAATGAATAGATTGTGTAATACATTTGATCATAAGATTCGTTATCAAATGGTGGATCGAATTTAACATATATTGGCACTTCATCATATGGAAGTATTGTAAATTTTCCTATTAAATTATTATAGTTTTCATCATCGAAAATAGAGATTCCATATTCATCATAATCACCTGTTTTGAAATGTTCAGCACGCACAAGACCTGAGATTTCATGTGCATATAAGAACCCAGATTCAGACACGACATTCGAATTTCTCATAAAACTATCATCATCAAACCATACAATTTCGGGTTCGGGTTCAGGTTCAGGTTCGGGTTCCGGTTCAGGTTGTGGTTCGGGTTCTGGTTCTGGTTGGTATATAGAAATTTCGGGTTCGGGTTCGGGTTCGGGTTCAGGTTCCGGCTGTGGCTCTGGTTCAGGTTCGGGTTCAGGTTGTGGCTCAGGTTCAGGTTCGGGTTCAGGTTGTGGTTCGGGTTCAGGTTGTGGCTCAGGTTCAGGTTCGGGTTCAGGTTCTGGTTCAGGTTCCGGTTCTGGCTCAGGTTCAGGCTCTGGTTCGGGTTCAGGCTCTGGTTCTGGTTCAGGTTCTGGTTCTGGTTCAGGTTCTGGTTCGGGTTCGGGTTGTGGCTCGGGTTCTGGTTCGGGTTCCGGCTCAGGCTCGGGTTCCGGTTCGGGCTCTGGTTCCGGCTCAGGTTCTGGTTCGGGTTCAGGTTCCGGTTCTGGTTCGGGTTCAGGTTCATAAATAACATCTTTTACGGTGGCTCGGAATGTTACATCCGCAGATAAGCCATTTTCTAGTATTAAAGAGCAACTTTCTACTGAAATAAGTGTAATATTATTATTAACAATTTCTGTTGGGAAATTGTATAATTGTGAACCCAATGACGTATAATTATATTCTATCAAATAAGGATTTGTTCCATCAGACCATAATAAAACATATGTATATCCTCTATAAAGATTAACATATACAGACCAACCAAGATCATTAAATATAGGATTGATGGAACTATCATGTGTAAATTGAGTATTAATACCAGTTAATACGATAAGAATACTTGTCAATTTTAAATTTATGTTTTCTTCTCGAATATAGACACTTCCATTATCATAAGATAGAAACACGTCATGAAAACTTTCTGGTTCAGGTTCGGGTTCTGGTTCTGGTTCAGGTTCAGGTTCTGGTTCAGGTTCTGGTTCTAAAAAGAAACCTGGAATCTTCAGTAGATAATTTATAAAAAAATCAGTTTGATCTGCTCTATTATCTCCTAAATTTTCTATACCTTCTAAATTAATATCTTCATAGCCTTCTATATTAGAGTTATTTGCCCAAAGCCAAACAAGGTCATTAATTGTATATCCTTCTTCACCATCAAAATTACCAGACATTAAATTTTATTAGAAATTTAACATGAGCCAAAAAACAACACTAGTGTAAGATAAACTCCAATCGTATGAAGAGGTGATGGCAATGGTTTTATAAATGTAAAATAACCGGACCCCTTCTCTGCACCTGCAAGAAAAATGTTCCAAAGACATTGTCCAAATACTGCTATTATTAAAATTATAATTGCCAATGCAATTACTTTTACTAATTTTGTCGTATGAGAGGTTTTTGCTTCTTCAGTTGGTTGAGTATAATGCTCTAAACAACCTTCAACAACGTCAACTGCCAAACCCATATTACATTGTTTATTAAAAAAAAATTGCTTAAGGTCTCGGTGAACAACGAATATTCTAATGGAGACATGTACAGATCGTTATTCAGTTTTAGTTGTAACAATTCAATCTATAATATTAAAATGCACAATTGAGGCAGTAAAAGAAATTTTACCAGACACAAATATGGAGATATCACCTGATGGGATCCGAATATTATCTATGGATCCAACACACACTACACTTGTTCATATGAGTCTAGGTAAAGATAATTTTGAGTTATTTCATTGTACACATAAACAAATTATAGGTGTGAACATGGTCAATTTTTTTAAACTTATAAAAACTATAACAAATAACGACACTTTAACCTTATTTATAGAAAAAGATGACATAAATCACTTAGGAATAAAGATAGAAAATGAACAAAAAAGAGCATCCACAACGTTCAAATTGAATCTAATGGATCTAAGTAATGAGATCATTACTGTACCTCCTGCTCAATTTACATCAGTTATTAGTATGAAATCATCTGATTTCCAAAAGATTTGCAGAGATATGAGTAATATTTCAGAAGAAATTGAAATTAAGTCTGTAGCCGGTCAACTTATTCTAACATGCAAAGGAGAATTTGCACAACAAGAGACTATATTGGGAGAATCAACAAATGGTGGAATGTCAGTTGTTTCAAATGAGGACGATATAGAAATTGTACAAGGTGTATTTTCATTAAAATATCTTACATTATTCACAAAATGTACTAATTTGTGTCAAACAATTCAGGTATATTTGAAAAACGATTATCCTTTAATTGTATGTTATAGTGTAGGAAGTTTAGGTGAAATAAAAATGTGTTTAGCCCCTAAAAATTCTAGAGATTAAATCTTTTCGAATAGTAATGAATGAATTAGTTAAAAAACATGGATTCATGTTTGTGCTATTCTTTTCAAACTGGGCAATTCTTCTTCATATTTTGTATTATTTAAATATATTACCATGTACATATTCAATAGCATTATTCGTTTTTATAGTAGGAAGTTGCATAATGTTATTTAATTATATTTTATATCCAAAATTTTTAACGGATAGGAAATATATGATATATAATATAGTATCTCATGTAACTCACATCATACCTTTTGTAGTGTTTGTATATTATAATACTACACAATTTAGATATGATGTACTTTTGATATCGGTACTTATATATTTTTTACATACACTAATTATTTTAAACATAAACCCAATTGTTTTGTATTTCAATATACCTTTTTACTTAAAGTAGAATTCTAAAAATGATTGAAAATAAGAATATAGATATAAATAATTTACATGCGAGTTCCTTTGAAAAACTATCTTGAAAAACTTGGATTATCTAAATTAAAGAAAGAACAGAAGGAGATTGTTACATCCGTGTTGAATGGAAAGGATATAATTGGAGTTCTACCAACTGGATTTGGTAAAAGTGTATGTTATATTCTACCACATATGATTCTTATGAAAACGGTAATTGTCATATCTCCTTTAATATCTTTGATGAAAGATCAGCAAAGAAGATATAAAGATGTTTGTACAATTGTTACATCTTTTAGTCAAAATATGGATCTAGATGATAGACAAATAACACACGATCAAAAAAAGGATATTTTCGATGGCAAATTACCATGTGTAATATACATGACACCGGAGAATTTTTTGAGTAGAGAATCGTGGATTAAAGGCATGGAAAAGCATATTTCACTGATTGCGATTGACGAATGTCATTGCATTTCATCATGGTCTGAATTTAGAAGTAGTTATACTGCACTTAACAAAATGAACAAATGGTTCAAGAAAAGACCACCTATTATGGCAGTTACAGGAACTGCTACTAAGAAAACAATTAATTTAGTTGCAAATGTTTTAGAATTAAAAAATCCAGTATATATTCATATTTCTCCTACAAGGGATAATTTAAATTTATCGGTTATGTACAAACATGATTTTAAGAATAGTATAAGTATTATAAGAGACAAGATACAAGGTAAAACGATTGTATATTGTAAAACGCAAAAAGATACTGAAAAAATTTCGAATGCTCTTAGTCATTGGGGTTATGTTTCAGGATACTATCATGCAGGATTAAGTAGAGAAAATAGAGATTCAGTACAAAATAAATTTACTCTGGGTAAGATAGATGTACTTGCAGCGACGGTTGCCTTTGGGATGGGGATTGATATCTCGGATATTGAAACAATTATTCATTATGGAATACCAAAAGACATGGAATCATATTGTCAAGAGATAGGAAGAGCAGCAAGAGAAAAGGATATGCAAGGAACATGTTGTATTTTATGGAGTAAAGGTGATTTTGTAATAAATAATATATTCTTAAAACAGATAGATGATTATGAACTTAGATGTAAACAACGTGAACAAATGAAAGGAATAGAACTTTATGTTAAAAATACAAACATATGTAGAATGAGATTGATTAGAGATTATTTTCAAGGTACATATTATTCATCTGATGGTTTCAAATGTAATAATTGTGATAATTGTATGAATAAAAAGGATTTCTCAAATCATCTAAAGACTTTATATATCTGAAGATAACTCTAATAAGATTGTTCTTATCTGATCAACATAATGCTTCATTAAATCATTTGTTTTTTCTAAACCATTACACGAATCTTCATTTATTTTTGTTAATTTCTTAATATCTTTATTGATTACATTTATTTCATTTTCTATAGATAACATTTCAAATTCTGACTTCAAAGATGACTTTTTTTTCGATTGTAGATGATTTAATTTATCATTTAAATCTTTATTTCTGCTATTTGAAAGTTCTTTTAGAGTACGCAATGTAAGTAACCTGTCATATATATCATTCAAACATATATTACTATATGTATTCTCTAAAACACGAATATAACTTGTTGAATAATTTTTTAAATCCATATTATTTTTTTACTAATAATAATCTTATGTATAAACAAAAAGTAACGAGAAAAAAATGTTCTAATTTTAAAACAAGGAAAATAAGTTGTTTCACAACAAAAAAACTACAAGAACTTAGAAAAATATGGAACAAAGCAAATACAAACAATAGGATAAGAAGAAAAGATATTCTTACGACAAATAAGAAAATATCTAAAAAAAAACTATGGAAAGAATTGAGTATAAGGTTAAATACCGAAGACGATTCAAAATGGAAAAGCATTCTTTCAAGAAGTGACAATATATCTATAAAAAGTATTAATAAAATAACAGAAGATGTTTTCGCTCCAAAGGTTCCATATTCATGGGATAAAAAACCAGATACATGGCTAAGTACAGATGATATTGTCGAGATTCTTAAATATTTTGAGAAAAAATATCCAAAATTTAAATTTTATGAACCAACAACAAGAGATTTTGCCAAAAAAAATATAAATGGAAATTGTGTGTTAAGTGATCTATGCAATTGTGATATAAATGCTATATCAGAAAAATATGATTCATTTGGTACAATATTTAACAATGATTATTCATATCAATCTGGGAGTCATTGGAATGCATTTTTTGTGAATATAGAAACTAAAGAAATAATGTTTTATGATAGTTTTGGACACCAACCAAATGAAGAGATATTAAATTTGATGAATGATATTAAAAACCAAGGTAAAAATAACAATGATAATTATGAAATTATGATAAATAATAAAGCTCATCAAAAATCATCAACTGAATGTGGTATGTATTCTATTTATTTTTTAGTAAGAATGTTATCTGGTGAAAAATTTATAGATTTTTGTAATCGTGATATACCCGATAAGATTGTATATTGCTTAAGGGGTGTTTTTATGGATGATCAAAATGGTACATACAAATGTTCTCTTTATAAAAATATTGATAATGTAAGTAAATAAGGATAAATAAATAATTGTAAATTATAATGACTTCAAAAAAAGAGTTTAATGAGATTATAGCGAAAGGTATGGTAGATGATATAAATTTATTATCCCCACAAGAGCATAATCAAATATTAACATTTATTAAAAACGATGGTGTCAAATATATGGAAAATGAGAACGGTGTTTTTATTAAAATGAATCAATTAAAAATGAGTACTATAGAATCCATAAGAGACTACATAGATTCTTTAAAGAAAACGGATGCCTTCGTTCAGAACACATCTTTAGAAATGTCTAATAATTTAGAAAGTATTCTTCAAAATTCTATATCTTCAGAAGTTGAAGATGTAGAAAAAGTTAACGATTTGAAACTATCTGGCAAAAGTAATAAAAAACCAACAAAAAAGAATGATTATGCAATTGAACAATGGAAAAAGGATGTAATATGTAAAATGAAAGATGATGTAAAACAGAAAATAAAAAGAACTTCTGGGAAACAGAATTCAAAAACAAAAACTGTTGAAAAAATGATGTAAGATATAAAGTAATAATAAATAACATGGAATTCTGTTCAATATGTGATAACCTATTGAATCTTACAACGCACGAGGAGACAGATGAATTAGTATATGCATGTAAATCATGTAAAACAAATAAGTTATGTGATGATAGTCAGAATACATGTGTATATCACGCAAATTATGGTGGAAATGAGAAAGTCTTTTATGAATTATTTATTAATAAATATACATTCAATGATCCTACATTACCAAAGGTTAAAAACATACAATGTCCGAATGAAAAATGCAAATGCAACACCAATGATAATGTAGAACCCGAAGTAATATATGTAAGATACAATGATGCAGAAATGAAATATATTTATTTGTGTTGTCATTGTAAATTAGCATGGGTTTCTCCGGAATATCAAAAAACAGAAATCATTTATAATTTTGATGAATAAAAATGATTAAGACTTTAATTATATATTATCAAAAGATAATATGGAGACAAGTTCTGCCATGACACATTATGAATATACAAGAATGCGAGGTATTCGATTACAACAATTAGAAGATGGTATGCCTCCTTTTGTAGAAGTTGATAAAAACGATACAAATATTGATATTTTTAACAAAGAAGTTAAAGAGAAGAAATTACCTTTTACATTTATAAGAACTTTGAATAATTCTACGAAATTAAAAGTAAGTGCTGAAGATTTGATAATAGATGTACACTCTAAAATGTAAATCGTAACATAGTTAAATATTAGTCAATTTATTAGTCTAATGTTTTTTTATTCAAACTTTGTTGATACCATACATAAAATTACTACAGAAATAAAGTATTTTTTTGAAAATACAATACTTAAAATATTTGAAATGTATAAAAATACGTGTCATTTCTTTCTGCGTTTAAATTATTACTATAAATCAATAAATTTTCCTATTTATTTATGTGATTATAGATATGCAAATAATTCAAAAAATATAAATTTTCCCTTTAGAAAGATTGTAAGAGCATGTTTTATTGATTCAAATAATGTTGAAGTATTATTTTCGAATGAACAATTGGATTCTATTAGAAATATGGGTTCAAAACGTAATATTATTTCATTAAAAGATATATATATGTTCTGTTCTATTGAATATAACATATCTTCAATTATTTTGACAAACATAAGCTCTAGTGGAATTAATAAGATTAAAATAACAAGAGATAAACCGTATGATATCAAATCGAGTAATTTTTTTTTTTAAGATTCAGTAAAAAAATTGAACAATGTTATAAACAAAAGAGATTTATATAGTATAATTATTTAAGATGTTTAATTCAATGAAATATGCGGTAATGTATTCATCGGGAAATTTAAATGAACATTTAAAAAATAGTAAAAACAGACAAGAATTTGTGAAGACAATAATTGACCAGGGTGTTGTTGCTATAAAAATAGGACAATGGATGAGTCACAGAGAGGATATTCTAAGTGAAGATATGATAAATGCTTTGAAACCTTTACAAAAAAGGATACCACATATTCATAGTTACGAAGAAACATGCAGAATATTAGATAAAGGGTTTGGATTTCCTCATCATAAAATTTATTCACATATAAATGATAAGGTTTTGGGTTCTGGTTCTATATCACAAGCATATAAATGTTCTTTATGGCAATTGAATGATAAACCTTGTGTTATAAAAGTTCATAGAAAGTCTAGTATAAATTCATTTGAGAGAGAATTATCATACTGGAGACGATTGATATGGGGATGTTCTCTTTTTAAGATAGGATTTGCTATAGATTTAGAAGGTTTTCTTTTAGCAATTGAAAAACAATTCTCATATGAGAACGAATATAAAAATTATAGAAATATTAAAAAGATCTTAGAAGATCTTGATTTCATTATTTTACCAAAGATTGTAAACGTCACGCCTTTTTGTATAACAATGACATATATCCATGGTCATTCTTATTCTTATATTCAAGAACATTATCCAGAATATACAAGAGATATGAGTGAAAAGTTAATGATGAGTTATTTTTGGATGGTATACAATGGTTATGTTCATACTGATATGCACGATGGTAATTTTGTTTATATTATAGATGAAGAAGATGATTGCAATAATAAAGTAGCTCTTTTTGATTATGGGTTAGGGTTTTCTCTTCCTTCATATGGGAAGAATGGGTTAGCGATGCTTTTATGGAAAGCATTTATTAAACGAAATACAAAATCTATGCGTAAATTATTTAGAATTATTTTAAAAGATAATCCAGGTGATGATAAATTAAGAAAAATACAACCATTTAGAATGATTGTAAATGGTGGAGAATTGTCTTTTTGTAATTGGTTGGAAGATATTTTATCACAAATTGGAGAGAATAATTGTATAATAGAGACAAAATATATGTATGTTTTTATGGGATTTATTTTATTAGCTAGGAGTTTTGTTTATATTGATCATGAAGGGAATAAACTAGAATTTGATGTATTTGGGTCATCTTTAAGGGCTATGAGCAAATCTAAATACAAACCTATGTCAAAAGTAGGAAAAGAATTGTTGAATGATTTTAACAAATTTTCAATAGAGAGTGGAACAATAGAAAAAATAAATAAACAAAAGACTGTAAACGAGGCAAAAACTCCTTGATTTAAATATTTTTAACAATTATTTAGAGATATTTTAGTATTAGGATGTTTTTGTAAAACAAAAAAGAATGATAAATAATATAATGATGAATCCACTTGTTTATTCCATTTGTATTTTTATTATAATAGCTCTTTTACTGAGTATTGTTTACGCAGATAAAATTAAATTAAGTGATAAAAAACATATTATATCTGGTTTATACATATTACTAGGTGCTTTTATACATGTTTCTGTTTTAATTGTAGTTGAACTATTGAAATAATTTTATATTTCTTAACTGAAAAATAAATATGTAATGAGATAAAGATGCCCTGTCCATTACCATCCACGAATCGTACACTTGGGTTTGGTAGTTCAAAACTTTCACCATGTTTGATTGATAATGCTTGTGCCTTAGATGACCATTCTAAGGTTGCACAAACTGCGTTGCAACACCCTGTTCCAAATTTCAGAGATGGTTTTGGTTACATAGGGAAAAAAGGAAAATTAGTTGATAAAGATTCTTTACTAAGAAATGGAACTCTTTTAACACAAACTGGTGGGAAAATGCTCTTACCAAATCCAGGATTTTTAACTGTACCTTATATGGGGTACGGTCGTAATAATGCATGCACTGCTAATGTTGTATTTGAAAGCAAAGGAACATCTGTATCAAAAAGTTGTCTTCCTAATTCAGGAAGACCTGCATTTACACCATTAATTGGATGTCTCGCAGATCAAATACAAAACACTGATCACATTATTCAAGAAGATGTCAATAAAAACTGGATAAGAGGAGGGTATCCATCTAGAAAATGTTTACAAAGTTGCAAAAAATAATTTTAATATTTATTCTTGTTTAACTTCAAAATCTTTTACATGTCCAAGACCCTGTGGTCCATAACCATCATCCCAAGTTCTAACCTCTGTGTCTTGAACAAGTTCGTTAAATATATTGGATTGTGCTGAATCAAACTGTTCGGGTGTTGTGAATGGAGGAACTTCATCGTCTTCTTCATCTAAGTGTTCTTTTTTGTCTTCATCTGTAGATGAACCAAAATGAGTAGCTTCTGCTAAAATTTTTTGTAAAGATTTTGGCGATGACTCTGTTGTTTTGGGGAAGCTATTAAAAATTATTAGAGCTAAAAACACTAATAATAATGTCATAGTTACGTCTTGAGATAATAAAACAAGACCAACCGATACAATTATGGTTATTATTTTTAGTAATTTTTCCATATTCGATTCAAACATAATTGGATTATATGTTAAAAATAATATGAAAATAAGCAACACACTATTTATTATTTTTTTTGTCATATCAAGCATTATTAATACTGTCTAACATAATTTGTTAACGTTCTTTTAAATAAAGACAATTCAATAGTATACTTTAATATGTCTGACACAGAATGTTTAATTTGCCTTGAAGAGATTGGCAAGAATGAAATCTCATATATAACAAAATGCAATCATTTGTATCATAAAAAATGTATAATAAAAAGTTTAAATACATCTAAAGAAAAAAACAAATGTCCTTATTGTAGACAAAAATTAGGGAATAATATACTTATAAAATTAACAAAAGAGGATACATTGTGTAAAAATATATTTAAAAAGGGAGATAGTGTAATTGTTAATTCAACAAAATACAAAAATGAAAAAGGCAATGTATTGCGTACAACAACAAAAAGTGTTTGGATTATTTTTGAAAACAAGAAGTATCCACGGTCACTTGTTAGAAAATCGAATGTTAAAATTATAGTATCATAGGTTACTATTAATTAAGCAAAATCTATAATGAACTATTATAATTTTTCAGACATGTCACATATTGCAAATATTATTTGAATCAAAAATTGAATTTTAATCTAAATTTTTTTTGTTTTCAATAAGTATACAATGGGAGGAGGTTTAATGCAACTTGTCGCTTACGGCGCTCAAGACATCTATCTTACTGGCAACCCTCAAATTACCTTTTTCAAGGTAGTTTACCGTCGCCACACAAATTTCTCGATGGAAGCCATCGAACAAACATTCAACGGTTCGGCCGACTTCGGCAAACGCGTTACATGCACCGTCTCACGTAACGGTGATCTCATGCACCGTGTTTACCTTCAAGTCACAGTACCTGCGGTCACTGCCGAAGCCGCTAAGACATTCCGCTGGGTTAACTGGCTCGGTCACGTTCTCATCAAAAACGTCGAAGTTGAAATCGGTGGACAACGTATCGACAAACACTACGGTGACTGGATGCACATCTGGAACGAACTCACCCAAACTGCGGGCCACAAAGTCGGATACGCCAACATGGTTGGTAACGTCCCTCGTTTAACTCAATTCACACCTGACGGGGGCTCCACCCCCGAAGTAGACCTTTACATTCCTCTTGAATTCTGGTTCTGCCGCAACCCAGGTCTTTCACTTCCTCTTATCGCTCTTCAATACCACGAAGTCAAAATCAACCTTGAATTCAGATCTGCATCGGAATGTTACGCGGGTTACCCATCGGAGACGCCTTCGCTCGAAGCCGCTTCGCTCTACGTCGACTACATCTACCTTGATACCGATGAACGCCGCCGTTTCGCCCAAGTCTCGCACGAATACCTCATTGAGCAACTCCAATTCACAGGTGATGAATCAGTTTCATCCGTCAGCAACAAAATCAAACTCAACTTCAATCACCCATGTAAAGAACTTGTATGGGTTGTCCAAAAAGACGACCACGTCGACAGCTCAAAAATGACCAATGGCAAACAATGGTTCAATTACACCGATGCCGTAGACTCAACCTGGAAAACAGGAACCCCCGTTGATCCTTTCGGAGGCGGTCTTGTCAACTACAATCTCCAACTTTCAAACCTCAACGATTCTACCATCGACACCGCCGGCGACTCAACTCTTTCGTTCGAAAACTCAGATGGTGTTACAACCGGTAATTACCTCGCCATGTCCGAAGTCGACAATGGTTTCAACCCTGTCCTTTCGGCCAAACTCCAACTCAATGGTCACGATCGTTTCTCGGAACGGTTGGGCAGATACTTCAATCTTGTCCAACCTTACCAACACCACACAAACGTCCCTGCCACTGGTATCAACGTTTACTCATTCGGCCTCAAACCCGAAGAACACCAACCTTCGGGAACATGCAACATGTCCCGCATCGACAACGCCACACTCCAACTCACACTCACCGCCGCCACCGTTTCGGGTAACTCAGATGCCAAAGTCCGCGTTTACGCCACAAATTACAATGTCCTCCGCATCATGAGTGGTATGGGTGGTCTTGCCTACTCGAATTAAGTGTTTTACACAATATATAACTATATATATACCTACCTATTTGAATTGTAATTTTCAATCTTGATTGAAAATATAAAAATAACTACCTCTTTTTTTTTAATTGAGTTAGTAATTCTATATTTTCCTAAATCTAAATAGTAAATAATTAATAATAGTAAATAAATACTATAATGAATTATGTACTAAGGCAATTTATTAGAAAAAATAAGTATATTAGAAATTATCATAATAAAGTTATTGAACATTTTGAGAGACCACTTAATGTGGGTTCTTTTGATTCATCTAATATTCAAGTAGGTACAGGATTAGTAGGTGCTCCTGCATGTGGTGATGTAATGAAATTACAAATAAAAGTTAATAAAGATGGCATTGTTACTGATGCTAAATTTAAAACATTCGGGTGTGGTTCTGCTATTGCATCTTCATCAGTTGCATCAGAATGGATAAAAGGTAAAAATATATATTCTAATGAAAAATTAATTACAAATAAAGATATTGCTACTTACTTAAATCTTCCCCCCGTAAAACTTCATTGTTCTATGCTTGCGGAAGATGCAATTCGCGAAGCGATTGAAAATTATAAAAATAAACATACATAAAAACCACTTGTATTTCCAACAATTTACAATTGTATCACATTATCTTCTCTGAATTCATTCACATTGATAATTTTCTCTTTTAATAAAATATATTCTTTAGAATTTTCTTTGCATCTATTTATTTCCTCATAATCTTTTAATACACCTGTTTTATGTATATTTTTTTGAATTTCGTTTATTATATTCTCATTTTCCATAATTTCATCAAAAATTTCTCTTTCATTATCATACGTAATTGCTTTATAATTTTTCTTTAAATGAGATAGTAAATACCTCTCATATCCCAAGTTATCAATTATTTTATTAATCTTTTCTTGATTTTCCAAGAGTAATCTTTGTACTATATAATTTGTAAGTTTTTCACTTGCTTTATAATTTTTGTGATAGTTACGAACGGATATAGCTAAATATAAATTACCAAATATATCAGCCATATCTCCAGATAACATTTGCTCTCTTTTTATTGCACCACCCTTTAATGCTACAAAATTTGTAAGTGCTGCGAAATTTATAATTTGTTGCTCTAAATCTTCAGAAAAACCGAATGTTTTAAAATATAAATTCAATGAATGACTTATTATATTATTAAAATTCTCTTTGAATGTATCTAAGTCGTTCGCCAATATAGACTTCAATAATGGATAGATATGAGGATGACTTTTATTTAATCCTTGTGCAAATATGATAAGAGAACGCGTTAATGTATTAGAACCTTCTACCGTTATTCCAATAGGAACACTTTTATAATATTTCTCCAAAAAATTATTATGTCCTACACATATTGCGGCACCTCCATGTATATCCATCGCATCACTTATTACACTTCTTCCTCTTTCTGTTGTTTGTTGTTTCATAATTGCACTTATTACTGCAGGAGAATTTCCTGCATCTAATATATCATTTGTCATATCTACAGAAGATTGAATCATCCATGTATTATATACCATATTATTGAACTTTTCTTTTATAGCTTCCATATTTTTAAGAGGCATATTGAATTGGTCTCTAATCTTTATGTAATTGAACATTCCATAAGAAGCAACCTTACTACTTGCATTCGCAGTTGCTGGTAAACTAATACCCCTTCCTGCAGATAAACATTCCATTAACATCTTCCAACCATTTCCAATGTTATTTTTACCTCCTATTATTTGATCCAATTCCAAAACGATTGTTCCTTTTATAGTACCATTTGGAAACCCAACATCTAAAGGATTATGATATGTTTCTTGAATCAATCCATCATGACCTCTTTCTACTAACGCCAATGTAATTCCTGATTTATTTAATAAATTATCTGGATCTTTCAAATTGAATGCAATACCCATCAAATTTGATACAGGTGCTAATGTGATATATCTCTTATTTAATGTTATTTTAACCTTAATTTTACCATCTTCTTTAAATACATACCCTTCATCAATATTACCCGTTGCATCAGAACCGTTATTCGGTCCGGTTAAACCAAAACAAGGTATTAATTCACCATTTGCGAGTTTAGGTAAATAATTATTTCTTTGTTGATCGGTACCATATAATGTAAGTAGTTCACCAGGACCAAGTGAATTTGGAACCATTGTAACAACACCTAATGCTGGATCAACTGTTGTTATTTTTGTTAAGATATTTGATAATTCATTTACAGACAATCTTATTCCACCATATTTCTCATCTATCAAAAAGCTAAAATATTTTTTTTTAGCTAAATCTTTTATAAAATTTTTGTTATCAGGAAACAAAGGTTTATCCTTAAAATTATCCAATAACCTCTCTAGTTCATCTTTTGGAAATTTATTAATTGTTTTTTTCTTATCAGGATATTCAATTTTGCCATTCAAAATATCCCTGTCGATAGATACATTCCCACTTTCTAAAGCAATAAGTTCAGTTGGAGAAATTTTGGGTATTCTATTTTTGATAGAATTGAAAATAAGTCTATACATTATAATTCTTTAATCATAAAAATTGTTTAAATTTGTTAAATATAGAATCAAAATATAACACTATATAATGGAGTTTATGTCAAACAAAATTAAAAAGGAAAAAGATAGATATATTAACGACGTAGTAATTCATAACATACAAGGAATAGAATTCATTGTAAAATACAAAACTTCAAAATTACCAAAATCAGTTGAAATACAAATTCCTAAAATGATTACTCAGATAAAATATGCTATTAAAAATCGAAAAAGCAATGTATTACCAGAGAATATTAAAATTATATACTTCCCCATAAATATGAAAAAATACACACCATTGATAAATGAAAAATTTGACGTCAGTCATGTTAATTCAGGAGTAACAACAATATACAACAATAATCCGAATAGAAAAATTATAATATTTAGACAAGAAGAAGCAGTGAAGGTATTGTTACATGAATTACTTCATGCTTTTGAATATCATTGTGTAAATCATTTCACTTTAAATTCGAACGACTTATCATGTTTAGGTAAAACATTAGAATCAGAACAAAACTGGGATGAAGCAATTGTGGAAACATGGGCTACAATTCTTACTAACGAAAATGCTTATAAAAAAAGAAATATGAATATAGAAAAAAAATTCTCCATATTTCAAACTGCAAAAATACTAAAACATCACGGATTCAACACTTGGAATGAATTCTGGAAACCTGAAAAAATAACAAGTATTATACAATCAAAACCAGCAATTTTTCCATATCATATACTTAAATCGGCCTTTTTAAATAACTTAGATCTATTTAAAACAAATTTTAATTTTAACAATATAAAAATTTGTAAATCGTTTAAATCTTCGGATATTCTTCCATTTTTAGAAAATAAGGTTTGGATTGAAAAAATTGATAAAAATATTAAGAATTATGATTCTTTCAATCAAATATGGAAAAATACTATGCGAATGACATATCCTAATTATAAAATTTTTACTAAAAAATCTATACATAAAAAATTGAAAATTAAAAAGAAAAAATGGAAAACATTACGAAAAAATAAAATGTAGAATAAAAATGATCTTTCACACAACTGTATATATAAACAATGTATATACACGAACCAATACACGGTGAAATCAAATTATCAGAACTTGCATTAAAGATTATAGATCACCCTTACTATGACAGAACACATTACATTTATCAAACTGGAACAGCATATAAGGTATTTCCAAGTGCGACTCATAGTAGAAAAGTTCATATGATAGGTACATACGGGATGACAAAAAATCTTCTTGATAATCTATCTCAAACACATCGAATCGATGAACATACTAAAGAACTAATTGCGATTGGGGGGTTATGTCATGATATTGGACATGGACCAGGAAGTCATGTGTTTGACAAACATATTGTACCTAAACTCATAGAAGATGGAGTTATAGATAAAGACCATACATGGGTTACTCATGAGCAGAGATCTATCTTCATATTGAAAGAAATTGCAAAACAAATAAATATATCCGAGCAGGATACTGAATTTATATGTAATGTAATTGAACCTCCTGAAAATAATAAGGATTGGAGATTCTCAATCGTTAACAACAAAAAACACGGTATCGATACTGATAAATTAGACTATATTTTAAGAGACAATTACATGCTAGGACTAAAACTCAATATAGATATAGATAAAATTATAAAACATTCCAAAATCATTGATGGAGAATGGTCTTTTGAAAGACGCATATACAATGAATTACTTAATATAATACTAGTAAGATATAGAATTCATTCTTCACTCAATCAATTTCAAATCGTCAAATTTGATTTATCTTATAGGAATATTATGTTAGATGGTAAATTATACGAAGATATATCTTCTATATTCAAGAGTAAAAATATACATGAATTTTGTAAACTAACCGATTCCTATGTAATGCAAAATGGAAACCACGATCTAATCTCAAATTTCAATAAAAGACGTGATTATACATACATTACAGATAAAAAAAACACATCTGACGAAGATTATTTGGAAATTTTATCACTCAATATAAATATTTGTAAAACTGGAAATGACCATAATCCATTAGAAAATGTACCATTCTATGATTATAGAACAAACATGCATTGTACAATAAGCCAAAACCAGTTCAATATTTACTTTCCATCTAAAGAGACATTATCTTATATATTTAAAAAGGAAACATGAACACGTGGTATTATTCAATCTTTTTTAATAATATATAAATACGAATCGAGTTTTATTCATAAATTACGAATAACACCGTCATAGTTCGATATTTATTATTATTATTTACTAACTATTCTTAATCTCACCCACCAGGGCCTCCTCTAAGACGTAAAACAAGATGAAGTGTACTCTCTTTTTGAATGTTATAATCACTCAAAGTTCTTCCATCCTCCAATTGTTTCCCAGCAAATATAAGGCGTTGCTGATCAGGAGGAATTCCTTCCTTATCTTGAATTTTTTGTTTTACATTATCAATTGTATCACTTGGCTCTACATCCAATGTAATAGTCTTTCCTGTCAAAGTCTTGACAAAGATCTGCATCGTTATTAACTACTACTAATATAATATTTAATATTCTTAACATTTAACTATCAAAAAAAATGTATAATATAATGAATATATCAAAAAACCTCGAAGTAGAAGAAAATGTAGAGACAGAAAAAGAAGATGTTACACTGGTTTGCGAATCAAGTAGAGATTCTGATAGTATACAAGATTCTAAGGAGGAAGATAGTTACGATACTGTTTCTGATTATACTTTGTCTGTATCTGAAAATAAAAAATGTAAAAAATACGAGAAATGTTACAAAAAAAATTATAATTTATGGTATAGACCTATAGATCCTACATTACGGACGTTTTTAAAAGATTACTATCATTCCAAAAAAAAAGGGATGTTAAAAATGTCTTGTATTCCTTGTTTGTGTAATAGATCACCTATGATTCATTTAGGGGCATGTACTTTGTTAAAAAGAAGAACATTAAGAAAATTAAAGAAAACTACTTTAACAAATGTTATTTTTGCAAACTTTTCTAGTTATGAGTTAGAAGTAACAGTAAAAACGATAGCAACTAATATAAATGGGTGTGCGATAGGTTTATTTGGAAATAATGTTACGATTGACGTATCCAAAACAGAACCTATACCACAAAGTATTATTATTCAACCAATTTTACATAATTATGGTTTGATAAAACGAGTAACAGAAGATCCACGAATATTACATTATGCATCAAAAAATAAGATACCAAAAACAAAAAAACACCTTATTATTCCAGAATGTTTGTCCGCATCAACCGCACAAATTGATCCTGCATCGAGATCTTATTATTTAACTGTTCGTATAAAACAAATTGATACTCAAAATGAATACATAACTTTATTTGAAGATTTATTACATCATTCTAATTACGATGTTATTTTTGAGGATGTTCATTTAGATAGAAAAGAAATTGGTTTAAGAATCAAATCTCGTATTGACTCATTATCATCAAATTAATTATCTTCTTTGTCATCATCATCATTATCACTATAATCTTCTTCATCACCGCTTTCATCTGACATTGAACACATAGTACTGTCATCATCTTCCTCATCATCTTCTTCATCATCTTCAAAATCTTCATCTTCAAAATCTTCATCTTCGCTGTTTTCGTAATTACTTTCCTCCGTATCACTCTCATCATTTACTATAAAACCCGCAAGACTACTCCCAGAGTCATCACCATCTGTTGATCTTTCAGAATCTTCATCCCCTAAGGAATAAAATCCTTTAAATGACTTCTTATAAATTCGCTTAAAAGTTGTTTTATTTAGGTTTTTTAAACCTCTAACTCCACATGCGAATACGTATATGTTTCCAAAATATAAATTCGTATCAAGCGGTGGTGGTAATTCATGTTTATTCTCATCTCCGGGTTTCCCTTCTCCCCAAGCATAAATGAATATATTTAAATCATTGTCAACAAAACCCGTATCTTCTATACATTGAGGCTGAATATCTGCATAATATTTGGAAGGTTTGTTCTTTTTTAGATCAGATAATGTATTCAAATTAATATCATTTCTATACCGTCCTTCAATATTAATCTCAGATACTATCCCTTTTGGATGTAAACAGATTCCTGTAATCATTATTTTAATTATAATTAACTTTATTTTACCCACATCATTTTTATACAGACATCTAAAATCCTAAAAAAAACAAATAATTTTATTTGTAAAAATGATCGAGAAATTTATAAAATATGTAAAATGCGTATAAATAAATACAAAAGATTAATTTTGAGAGACAGACATCAAATTTGTAAACTTCTTTCTCTTTTGTTTTTAGCAAGAAATGAATATGAGGAGATTTGTATATCTATATTCAATTTAGATTATCCTAAAGATGTTTATTATAAAAAAAGAAGTAATTGTCCAAAGGGATATGATTTATACAGACGCTCATTGAGTGAGAATGAACATCAAGATTCGTTGTCATTAAAATCAATTAGTAAAAACAAGAGATGGTCTTTACTAAGTGATTATGAGAAAATGACATGGAATAATAAAGCAAGAACAATTACAAACAATTATATTGCAAATAATCCATTTGAAGGTTTGAAATATAGAAAAATGTGCCCCCAAAGAAAAAATTCTAGACCTAAAAAAAGGAAATTCTCACCAGGTCAACTTTTCGTACATGAATATTTAAAGAAAAATAAAACAAATAACGTAGGTCTTGCATGGAAAGAATGGAAAAATACAGATAATAAAGAGTATTATATAAACAAGTCTTTAGAGAATTACAGGCCAAATAAAAAAGTTATATACACCGGGAGAACACAAACAATTCGTGTAAGAGTATGATCGATACGTGATTCGAACACGTAACCTTCAGGACTGGAATCTGACGCGCTACCGTTGCGCCAATCGATCAATTGAAACTAAACATGTCTTAAATGTTTACAATGCAGCTGCACTATTTTTTAAATACCATACATTCACTCCTGAAACTTCGCATAATAAATGTAGAATAAAACCCGTTAAAAATAATGTTGCTTCCATTATGAAGAATTTATTGTAATTACCACATTCTTCCGGCATTTCTGGTCTTGGGTAAAATTTACTTAATGAAAACCCCATTAAAGACCCAATGACTACGACTAAAACGCCAACGCATACAGCTTCTAATAATAATTTTCTAATGTATAGAAAATTCATTATAATAATCTACATTTTTTTATAATTTAACATTATGTTTATCAAATAATGACCCACAAAAAATAAGAAATGGACAAAATAAATAGATAATGCAGGTTTTAGGACCACAATATTTCTCCTCTACTAAATTATCTGAATAAAGTGCTTTTGTTTTTTTATTATTCTGTGCATTGGAATTTTGAGTATTGTTTTGACACAGCAACGTCATACATTTAATTATTCATAAAATCTTAATAAGATTATTTATAAAAAAATATTATTTACAAACTTTCAAACTAAGGTTTAATCAATCTCTTCAATCTTAGGACCTTCGTCTGGATTTGCATCTTGTGGAGGCATAGGTGGCATACCGGTGGCATCTCCACCTTCACCTGGTTGTCCTGGAACAGCACTTGGATCTACATAATTTGTAGTGTAAATCTCTTGAAGTTCCTTGAATTTTTCTTCATATACTTCAACATCTTCATTCGGATTGTCTGTCAACCAATTCTCAATTTCACTCAATTTCGCATTGATCTCATCACGTTTATCCTCTGATACATTCTCAATTTTGGATTTCATCTCAATCAAAATATTGTCTAATGCATTCTTCTTTTCAACACGAAGTCTCTCTTTTTCATCTTCGCTCTTGTATTTTTCAGCATCTGCAACCATTCTATCAATCTCTTCTTGACTGAGTCTACCCTTGTCATTTGTAATAGTAATCTTATTCACCTTATTAGTTGACTTCTCAAGTGCTGTAACATTCAAAATACAATTCGAATCGATATCAAATGTGACTTCGATTTGAGGTTGTCCACGTGGCATGGGAGGAATGCCTTCTAGACTAAATTTGCCTAGCAAATTGTTGTCTTTTGTCATGGATCTTTCTCCTTCAAATACTTGAATCAAAACACCTGGTTGATTATCTGCATATGTAGAGAATGTTTGTGATTTTTTACATGGTACAGTTGTATTACGCTTAATCAATGCAGTCATTACACCACCCGCTGTCTCTAATCCTAAAGAAAGAGGTGTTACGTCCATCAACAACAACTCATCCAACTTCTTTGAGTCTTTCGCACTTCCAGATAAAATGGCAGCCTGAACAGTTGCTCCATATGCAACCGCTTCATCAGGATTGATGTTCTTGCAGAGTTCTTTTCCATTAAAATATTCAGAAAGCATTGATTGAATTTTGGGAATTCTTGTCGAACCACCTACTAAAACAATCTCGTCAACCTGATTTTTAGACTTTTTAGCATCTATTAGAACCTTTTCAACTGGATTCATACATTTTTTAAAATCTGTAGAACAAAGATCTTCAAAACGAGCACGTGTAATTGAAGTGATAAAATCAATACCTTCAAATAGAGAATCCAATTCAATTTGTGCGGTTGTACTTGTTGACAAAGTACGTTTCGCACGTTCACATGCCGTTCGAAGTCGACGCAATGCCCGTGGATTCGTTTTTAAATCTTTTTTATGTTTTCTCTTGAATTCTAAACAGAAGTGATCCACCATTTTAGAATCAAAATCTTCACCACCTAAATGAGTATCCCCCGCAGTTGCCAATACTTCAAAAATACCACCCTCGATTGTCAACAAACTCGTATCAAAAGTACCACCACCTAAATCATAAATTAATACGGTTCTCTCCTTGTCTGAATTTTTATCTAAACCATACGCAATTGCTGCAGCAGTAGGTTCGTTAATGATTCTTAATACCTCCAAGCCAGCAATTTTACCCGCATCTTTAGTAGCCTGTCTTTGTGCATCATTGAAATAGGCTGGTACAGTAATAACTGCCTTATTTACAGGTTTGCCAAGATATTCTTCCGCAATACTTTTCATTTTAGTTAGAATCATCGAAGAAATCTCCTCCGCTGAAAAAGATTTTAATTCATTCTTGTATTTTACTTTCATAATAGGTTTTCCATCTTTATCGGGAACAATATTATAAGATAAATGCTTCATATCAGATTGTACAGAACTATCAGAAAACTTTCGACCAATCAATCTTTTTGCATCAAAAATAGTATTCGATACATTAGACGATATCTGATTTTTTGCAGAATCTCCAATTAATCTCTCTGTCTCATTGAATGCAACATAACTTGGAGTTGTTCTATTGCCTTGATCATTTGCAATAATTTCAACTCGGTCATTTTGCCATACACCTACACACGAATATGTAGTTCCAAGATCTATGCCAATTGCTTCTTCGGCCATTGATTCTTATGCAGTAATCTTATAAATATTTCTTTAATCATTTTTATCTATAATAATTACACCACTTTCCAAAATTGGAAAAAACTTCATAATTTCGGTAACAAATTATTAATACTTACTTTTTATAACGGTTAATAAATGATCAACATGTTCTTTTATTTGTATCTTCCCTGTATTTATATATGAATGTATATCATCTTCTGTAATATTAAAACCTTTAAATTCATGTGGAGATTTAAATATAAACAATCTTTCTGGATTATGACAATTAATACGTTTTAACTCTAAAAACTCATTTCCAATAGAACTCCATAGTATTTTTAGATATTTTTTGAATCCAATATCTTCTTCATATATTTTAGTTTTATCCGTCGTAAACCCTAAAAAATCATCGTAATTTGTTATGAAATCTATTGGAAAATTACATGTAATACATGGGTCTACATATAGACGGTTTTCATAAGAAACTGGTTTGAATAATAATGGAATTGCAACCGTCATACATAATGCATGGGTAACTTCTAAATTAGGAGTAAATACATGGTTCAAAACTTTTATATCTTTTGAATTTATACAAAAACTTATAATCGTAAGATCCTTTTTTAATATATTATTTAGTTGTTTGAAGGTTATATTTGTTGGTAAATTTTTATATTCTAATGCAATATTAAAAATTTTTTTAAATAGAAGTGGGTCTGTTATACCTAAATCATCAAATAAATATAAATAATCTCTACTATTTGTTTCACCTAATTTTTCATAAGGAATTTTTATCAAAACATTCAATATTTCCTTAGGGTTCAAATCTATAGTTAATAAAAATGCTAAAATTGCTCCAGCAGAACTACCTAAAAAACGGGTCACTTTTGATAAATCTATAGTGTCATACTTTTCTAATTCAATCAAAGCACCTAAATAATGAAATATTGCAATCATATGACCACCTCCAAACACTAATTCTTTTATATGTTGTTTTTTTGTATTGTTATCTTCTTCCATTAAATAAACATATCTATATAGAATACCTTATATGTTACACACTGAAAACTTTATTGAGCAATTCAAAAAAAAGTTAATGAGTCTTTCACATCAAAGTGAAATAGACGATGACGAAGAACTTTTTTCACAAGAGGACTACGATGAAAAAGAAGAAGAAAAAAAAGTGAAAAGACATCTTAACAAATTCAAAAAACCTACATTTTTAACTAAATTTTATTAGTTTATTATCATTCATTCTATTAGCTCTCATTCATTCTATTAGCTCTCATTCATTCTATTAGCTCTTCTTATATCTCTTACTTGTTTTTTGCAACAGTCTGCAGGACAACCATATAATGTTTGAACTCCATTGTTATCATATGACGCTACTGCACATCCACTTTTGACATCGCTGTCATCTGTACACATAGCATATTTTTTACATTCATTTGATGCATATTCACATGATCCCAATATATCATCATCTGAATCATCTGTTGGTTCATTGTCAATGATGTTTTTTGCTTTGTTACATACCCATTTTTTATATTTTTGTTTAAACATTCTACCTTGTCTATAACCTACTGAATAATCACTATTATCAGATGATACAAAAGTTCCTCCTTCTTCATCATCAATGTCTGTATTTTTTTGAATATTTTCTGTTTCGTCATCTGATCTTTCTTGATCAGATTCAATTGGTGCAGTTGATACATTTATAATATTTACATTGCTATATTCATTTCTAAAAAATAATAAATATACAGCGAATGCTATTGAAATTATTGAAAACAACAAAAGGGCACTGATTATTATTATTTTAGTTTTTGTATCCATTTACTATTATAAATATATAATGATAATATAATACATGTCTAATGGAAGATGGAATTGGTTTGGTTTTACTAATAAAGATATAAAACAGTTAGAAAACCAAACCAATCTGAACCAAACCAAACTGAACCAAACCAAACTGAACCAACTCAAATTAAACCAACCCACTATTGAAATGGAACATAATACACGTTATTGTTGGTACTCTGAAGATACTGAATTAGATAATTTAAATACTACAAAAAAGGTTAGTTTTAATGTACAAACAAAATGAAACTATAAAAATATTAAAAGTATCTGGATTAGCATCTTTTTTTGAAATAATAATCACACAACCATTGATTTATTTCAAAAATATATCGCAAATAAATACCAAACCCATTCTAAGAAATATGTATAATGGTTCAATCTCGAGTGGAAGTCTTGTATTTGTTCTTAATAATATACAACTTTTCTCTTGTAAATTACTTCAAGACTATTCTTTACATAATTCGGTTGTAGCACTTATGTCTGGAGGAATCTCTGGTATTATTGCATGTCCATTGGAATATTTTATGATTTGTTATCAATTAAAAAAAGATATAACAATTCCAAATTTATTTAGAGGACTTGGTATGACATGTTGTAGAGAATCCTTATACACTTTTGGAACTTTGTATCTTTGTCCATTAACACATAATAAGATTAGACGTTCCTATAATATTTCAGAGAACATATCGTTACTTTTTGCATCTACAATTTCAGGTACTTTGTCTGCATCATTATCTCATCCATTTGATACTATAAAAACACATCAACAATCAAAAATTAAACATATACTGCCCTATGAGCAGTTAATATCTGTAATAAATTTATATGGTTACAAGTCATTGTATAACGGATTATTATTTCGTTCTTCAAAAATAATAATTGCAAATTTTATTTTATATAAATCAATGCAGTCAATTTATAAAAATGATATGAGCATATAAATGCTTATATTTTTAGAATATTCGAACAGTTTAAGCTATATATCATGACTGAATCACATCAAATTGAGGACATTATTAATCCTAACACTTGGAAAATATCATACGATGATATTAAAAATAAGGATATAATAGATACATTTGTATTACAAAATCTTCATATAGATACATGGTCTAAGTTACTAAAGAAATTGATGATTTTCAAAAGAGAACACAAGATTGAACTTCGTAAATTAGATTTAATTGCGAGTTATAAATCTTTAGGATTATCAAAACCTTCATTTTATAGAACAATTATGAAAAAGGCAATGAGATCACAATCGGGTGTCCTTGTAGTGACCATTTTTACTGCTGCCCATCCGTCATATTATGATTCAAAGAAGGGTAAAAGAATTACTCAGAAATTTTCATGTAAACATAATTGTTACTTTTGTCCGTTAGAGCCTGCACACGAGGGCAATAATTGGACGGAACAACCACGTTCATATCTTACAAAAGAGCCCGGTGTTCTACGTGCTAATTCTGTTAATTATGATTGTGTTTCTCAAGTATATGCTAGAGTGAATCAATATTTACGTATGGGACATGATATTGATAAATTAGAAGTGCTCGTATTAGGAGGTACATTTAGTGAGTATCCGGAAGAGTATCAAAGAGAATTTGTAAGAGATGCATATTATGCAGCGAATACTGTTTTGGGAAATTATCGTAAAGAAAGATTTCCTCTTGAAACTGAAATATTATTGAATGAAAATACAAATATTAAAATTATTGGACTTACCTTAGAAACGAGACCTGATACGATTACTTTAAAGGAGATTCAAAAATTTAGATCATTTGGTTGTACACGAGTACAAATGGGACTTCAACATACAGACGATGCTATATTAAAAAAGTCGAATCGAGGACATACTATTAATGATACAATAAAGGCTATATCTCTTCTAAAGAATAATTGTTATAAGATTGATTTACATCTTATGCCTAATTTATTAGGAAGCAATCCCGAAAAGGATATTGAGATGTTTAATCAGGTTCTTTATAATCCATTATTGCAGTGTGATCAAATTAAAATTTACCCTGTTTCAGTAGTACCTTGGAGTGTATATGAGAAACTATATAAAAATGGTAAATATAAACCATATTCTGATGAAGAATTACAAGAAGTTATTCTTTATGCTAAAAGAAGAATGCATCCTTGGATTCGTTTAAATCGAGTTATTCGTGATATACCACTTGAATATATTTCAGGTGGATGCAAACGACCAAATATGAGACAAGATTTGTCTAAGATAAGTGGTTGCAGATGCATTCGTTGTAGAGAAGTAAAAGGTAAAAAATTTGACAAAATGTTTCGTAAAGTTCGAACATATGAATCTAGTAATGGAAAGGAAATTTTCATTAGTTATGAATCAAAAGATGAAAAGGTAATATATGGTTTCTTAAGACTTAGAATACCGCATGTTCATAATCATAAGGATGTATTAAAAGAACTTCATTATTCTGCTCATATTAGAGAACTCCATGTATATGGTGAACTTAGTGTTGTTGGACAATATAAAGGTGCTCAACATAAAGGTATTGGTACAAAATTACTGAGAGATGCAGAATTATTCACTTTATGGCATGGACTTAATAGTATTGCATGCATTTCAGGTATAGGTGTCAGGAACTTTTATCGTAAAAGAGGGTATTCAATTACTACTACAAATGGCTATGTTAAGAAGACATTATTACCATTTCCTTTCTTTATAATTCTATATATGATACAATTTATGAGACTCCTATTGTTAAAAATGATTGCATGTTACTTTAAATTGTTAAATAAAACATGCCACCACCATTAGATACTACAAACTTTAGAGGGATGAGACAATTGACGGATATGGCTAGGGACAATATCATTTTACCACTTACACAATTTGGAGAAGGTAATACTGGTGTTCATGATATAGATACGGCTTTAGGTGATGTTTTCACTTCTAACATGAAAAGTAATGAAGGTGAAAATATTAGAATCGCGGTTCCTATTTATGAATCATCTCCTGTTTATAATGAACAAGATATTGATGTTCAAATAGCAGAAGTTGCTCCTATCAGTGAAGAACAATGTATTCAAATAGCAGATGCAGTTGTAATTAACTAATTTGAATTAAAAATTTACAATTATTATTGTTAAATTATATTAATGTCTTTTGACGATTTAGATAATCATATTCAATTTTTACACTGTCATACGGCATCAAACTCTCAACAAATACCCATGAGTGATAAAAAAACTACAACATTTATGGATACTATTGTAAAAACAACATTGCTAAATCAGAAAAAAATGGATGAGGATCTCATAAAACAAAAAAAAATGTTAGAAATAAAAAAAACAGAACAGCAATTGATGGTTAATTTAACGAAAGAATATTATGATACTATAAAAGAAAATTTATTTTTTTTTGCAAATAAAGGTCAATGGGAAATGATATTGCATTTTGAATATTCTAAATTTTGTACTGATTTACCAGGATTAGGAAACCCGAAAGATGTCGCTGTACGATGGTTGAATTATTTGACTTCTCCTGAAAATGAGAATGATATAAAAAAATATTGTAACTTCTCACATTTAAATGGTCTTAAATATATTATTAAGACACAATACAGACTTTCTAAAATCGTGGTTCATTTTACTTGGATGTAAAATTAAAAGTAATAATATTGATAAATGAATATCAATATTCAATAATATAGTGTGAGCCGTAGTTGCACACCAGTTATCGCTATAAACATTAAACTGTTTGTGATAACATAAGTATAAGAAATATGCATCTAGTTAAACCACATTTCTTACACCACCACATATATACTTTAGTACGGAGGATCGCCTTAAAACTACGTACCACTGCAGCCATGTTCAGCAAACGTACATCACTTACAATGGAACAAGAGCCCAGCTCTTACGCTGCGGTCCACGCCAAGTTCACACAGTATCATCAGTTATCTGGAAATTGTAACACACACATGTTTACTCTACTGCTTGGTCTTCTGGGCATCGCCGGTCTCATTATCCGTGGCTGTGTTTCCCTGAGCAAGGATAAACCGAGAGCGAGTTTAGCACGAGCCATCACCGTAAGCGTCTGGCTTGCCTATGATATAATTCTCTTCGCGACGGATGTACCGAACATATTGGCAACGAAGTGTACATGTGTGCTCTTTTTTGTAGCAATATTGTCGTTGCGGCTCGACCTGGGCTGGATTGCGTCCGTCTTACTTGTTGTACTGAGCTACTGCTTACAAGACCTAGCACACATCATCTACGGCGAGGAAACGCTCCAGGCGAACAGCTGGGGTGCTACAGATATCCAGTCCGTGGATATGATTTCTATGTTCTTCGAGCACGTCGTATACCTACTTCCGTTAACTTTGGACTCGGCCTCATCCACGATCCAAGGGGTATGTACGCTACTGCCCGCTCTACTCCTAGCTTGGGGTAACCTGTCTATAGATTCAGACT